TATGAAAATAAACCAAGTGAACAGCTAACAAACAACGTTGTCCGGGTAAGACAACAAGGGTAGTCTGACTATCAGAAAGTTATGGTGGATGTGCGGTGGATTTGCACAACATTTGCACAACACGAACAAAAAAAGGGGGACGGTTCTCACGAATCATCCCCCTTTGTCATTTACCAATAACACTAACACAAACTAAAAAGAATTATTTTATCCTTCCGTCATCCTTCGGAGTTATCTCAAAGGATGCCTTTGTCAATCTTTGTCCGGGAGACATCGTGCCGACAAGCACGAGGCGGAAAGCCTTGTATGGTGTGCCTTGTATGCCAGTGATGTATCTCTCAACGCTTGACGCCACTGGCGTCCATCGCTTGTAGTCCATCGTTCCATACAAGGCGGTCTTTATCTTGTCTCCGCGGGCGATCATCGTGTTGACCGTCTTCAGCATATCACCGTCACCGAATGTTATCGGACGTGACACTGCGGCAACAACGACATCGTCTTCGTTCTCCTGCGACAGGTCTATAATGCCCGACCTTGTGCTCTCCATAATCTTTGACGGTACGGACACCTGCACTACGCTGTTTGGGTAAGAGTTGGCGATAGCGACAACCTTGCCTGTGCGCACCTCTCCCCATTGCTTGCTCCGGAGCGAGTAGGTGGGGGCGAAGACATTGCCCGGATTGCAGACGAGAATCCGTTGCCTTACGTAGTCGTATGCTATACGGCTTCCGCTGAGGAACTCTTTGAACGATCCAAACGAGATTCTGTCGGGCTCCAAGAGTTTCGTAAAGCCGGGGAGTGCAGACGGGCTGAACCACTCACCGTCCAAAGCCTCGGACAGGCACTGCGTTTGGGAGCCTTGAAGCACCATCAGTCCTCTGTTGGAAGAGAAGAGGATTGCATCGTCTATCTGCGTTATGCTGTCGGCATTGTTGACAATGTCTCTTGTCACCGGAGTGACGGAAGCGATGCCTCCGTTCTCGTTGGTCTGCAACGCCCATATTCCTTCATCGGTGAATGCGTATAAGGGATACTGACCGAATTGCCCTTCAGACAAAGCCTGCGTTGTTGAAGACAACCCTATGATTTCACCGAAGCCAACCGTGTTTATGCCTGCCACAGGGAAGTAGAACGGCATATTTACCGCAGATGTATAGACTTTGTTGGGCTCCTTGAACATCTTGTCGGTGGTCACCGGATCAGTACCCGTTGCCGCAGTTTCCCAAAACTTGTCAGTCTTGTCCCAATTGCATTCCTCGTCCCAGAAAGGGAACACATAGAACGCTCCGTTGAGGAAATCGTGCTGCTTCATCTCCACCTGCATATAGGCAGGTTCGTTTGGGGTGACACTCACTCCGTTTTTTATCCTCTTGGCAATCATCTTAGTGGCGAATGTGTTGGGGTAGAACCCATAGAGTCCTATGTTCTCAGGATATAATCCGTCATTCTCAGGAGCCACAATGAATAGTCCCGATGAGTTGTGCAGCTCATACCATACGGAGAATGAGTACTGCACACTGCCGTCATATCGTTGTGCCGCTGATGGATTCCATCCCCCAAAGAACTTTCGGCTGATGTTGGAGATGTTCAGCCTTGAATTGAATACAAACGCCTGCTTGGGCAACAACGATTCGTGGCTGTTGTAGTCATCGGTCATGACCTCCTTGTTGACCAACGATGAGAGATAGGAGTCTTGTATGTCAATCTCCCTCATAGCCGTATATTCCTTCAGCTCCGATATGGGAATAGACTTGAGCAGATAAAACAAAGACTTGTTCTCCACATCCTTTTTTATCTCATCATTGGTAAACTTAGGCAAGGTGAAATACCATTTGTCGCCCAAGGGGAACGTGTTGTAATGAATGCGGAATCCTGATGTGTCAGGAGAGAATATGCCGTAGTTAATACGGGTGTCTGATGTTTTATACTTTGCCTTGTGGCAGTGTTCGTCATCTATCTTGTCGTATCCGCTTTGCTTGTATGTGTAAATAGGTGCGCTGATGAAAATGTCGACACTCTTTATGATGTCGCTGAAATCCTCCAAGGCAGACGCATCGGACAACGCATTGCACAAAAGTCGGCAAGGTGTGCAACTTATGTTTATTTTCGTTTCAGTGTTGCCCATAGCCAATTCGGGTGCGATAAGATACATAGGTTCAAAGGTGCTTGGAGTCATAAGGATAGGAGCCGAGTGCATCGTGAGTGTCGTGCCGTCATAAAGACGGTATGCGTATCTCACAAAGAAAGGGAATATGAACTGTCCATACTTGGTGTTGTTGGCGATGATCATATTCGCTATTACGCACAACTGCTGTTCCAAATCCCTTTGGTTCTCCTCCTTCATCCAATCCGAGCTCTGTGCCATATCCCACTTCGTTTTGAATGTCAGTTTATTGGGGAGACTCTCGCTCTCGTTCAACGACCAACCCTTTATGTAAGTGGACTCTTGCAAACCGAAACGCAGGTTCGGTTCTGGGAGATGAGTGCCGAGATTCTTATAGACGAACACACCCGTGTCCTTGTCTTCTTTCCAAAGGAAATAGCGCATTTCGTTTTCGGAGTAGGCGATGAGCGTGTTGCCCACACTCACGATCTTGGGGAGACCGGCTACATATCCTATCTCCTTGAAACCGCTGTCGCCGTCCTCCGCTGTTGGCGACGTCTGATAGTACAGTGTGTTGTCCTTGAAGAAGATGTAGTGTTCGCTTTCTGAAGTCACGGAATGCACGAAGAGTAGTCGGTATTTGTCGTTGACGTTCCATAGGCATTCACCTTTGCCGACCGCCTTCAACTCGCCTTCTTCCGGGATAAGGTTCACAAGGTGCGACATCACTCCGTCTTGTGCGCTATAGTCTGAAGGAGCATTGGAGATGCCCACAAATTCAATGTCTTTATTCATCATACAGATTGTTTCTCGTTATCAACGGCAGAGCCGTCCCAATGTTGTCCATCTCCACTGCGGAACCCACGGGCAGGTGAGCCTCCCTCTTTCCGCACAGAACGATGATTTTCTTTGCCAAGTCGTAGAAATTGGCACGGAGGAAATTGCTTCCGAAGTTGACCTTACGGCACACACCGCGGAATTTTCCTTTCACATTTCGTTCAGCGACATAAAGATAATATTCACCGCCCGCGTTCCACACATTGATGGCATCGCCGGGGTGCAGACCGAGAGTCTTGCTGACCCTTGATGTTATGTCTATCTGTCCGTTCTCACGGAAGTATATATCCGGTTTCCTTGTTTCCGCCATTCTCATTTCCTTAAAATTTTGAAGTAGTAAAAATCCTTGCATCGGCATCGCACCACTTTCTTCCTTGCAGTCTTGCCACACTCTATCCCATAGTCATAATAGATGCGGTTGACGGAAGGACACGTTGCGTTGAAACCGATGGTGTTGTGCTGAAAGTTTTTCTGCAACGGAGCGAAGGGGGTGTCCTTGCCCACAAGGTCGGGATGGTTAACGCAGAACCCATACTCCCGTCCATCCGAGAACATATGAATCTTATTCTCATCCACAATATCAGCCATCACTATCTCCGCCAAGCGCGGAGATAATGTGACTGAGTTATCTGTATCATCCAACACGACATACAGTCTGTTAAGCATCTTGTCAAGAATCCGTCCAATCATCGTTTTGTATTTGGGTAAATCAATCTACTGCGGAAACTTATGGTTTCGATGTAGGAGAACGACAAGTTTCCAGTTTTCAAATCACGCATATGCCGTTCCGCGTCAGCCTTGTTATCAAAAATGAAACTGCAAATCTCATATTTTCCGGTTCCTTTGGTGTTGACTATGTTGGCATAGTACTTATACCCCAGGAGGTATGATATTATTCGTTGAATCAAAGACATTTCCATAAATAAACTTTTTACTAAGGTAATAATTAATCGCCTATCAGACAACTTTTTTGTTAATCTTAAAGCTCCGTTTTCTCGTTTACTCGTTCGAACCGCTTGCACGCAGGGCGCATCTGTGACGCGTTGTATGCAGGCCACTTGCAATGTCCCTTGGAGGCGACCTCATATCTGTAATTGGCGCACACTCCACAGCAACGGAACTTGTCTGCCTGTGCCACGCTGATGCTCTTCAGCTCTCTAATGGCAGCGTCAATGCAAGCCTCCAATGCCGCCCGCTTGCGTTTGTTTACTTCGTTCACCTGTGCTGCCACGCTCTTCTCCTCGATGGCGATGCACGCTTTTTGTATCGCCACGAGATTGTTGATGCTTGGCGGAGTAATCTTCAGCGGCACTTCCGCACACGCGGCTGCAAGGCGTTCGGTATACTCCTCGGTAAACTCAATCGCCATAAGCGAGAGAAACCGCACCACCTCACTCTGTGCGTTTATGTCGGAATCCTCGACATCGTAATTGAGAGAGCGGATAAATTCCTCCACGTTAAGGCGGAGTAGCGAGAACACCTTCTTCGTGTCCTCGAAGAAGCGGTATTCCAAGAACTGCATCAATTGCAGTTCCGCACCGAACATTCCTCCTGTCAATTCTTTTTTGAGGTCACGAATGGCGTTGCCAAGGTCACAACTGACACGCTTGTAGATAAGTTCTCCCCTGTTGTTGGTCTTGAAGTTGAAGCACAGATAGCGGAGCCGTTCCGCCTCACGGATCGTGAGCAGTGCGATGAAGAGTGGTTTAAGCACGAGGTTTCTGACCTCGCAAGGTTGGAGCGGTTTTGGTGACAGCTCCGGAGCCACGGCAGTGCGTCTTGCGGTCGCTGCCGTCAGTCTAATGGGAAATAGTATCATTGGGAAAAAGAAAGGGAGGAAACCGATGCTTCCTCCCTGTTGTCCTCTGGGTTTTGGGCCAGGCCAAGTTTTTATCTACGATAGTAGAAATTAGTTCGTTTCAATCCACAGCCTTTCGGCTGACAAAGTTTTGAATCGATTTTCGTTTCAATCCACAGCCTCTAAGAGGCTGACTCCTTCGGACACCACAAAGATAGTGCAGAGAGTATCGTAAATACAAAAACTTTAACCCAATTAACAGAGGGAGGTTAATAATGTTAAATAAAATCGTAAATGGCAATATCGCCTTGTGGGTTCTGCTTGTTCTTCTTGTTGCGTCTCCACGCATAGGCGAACGGCATGATCTTCTCGTACCACCGTGCGTCCTCCATCATGGAGCCTACGTACTGGGTAAGGTTCGGCTTGTAGCCGAACTCCGCAATCTGCGCCCAATCGCCCTTGCGGTTGCCACCGAAGAAGTGTATCGCTTTGTAGTATTGTCTCGACACGTCGCAGAACCGTTTGAAGTAAAAAACATTATGGTTTTGCTTGTCTGGGTCTTCAAGAATCAGACGGACAAAACCGGGTTGATTATAGCGGAGTATCAGTTTGCACAACTGCTTCAAGACATCAAAAGGCTTGACCTCGTGTGTGCATTCGTAGAGTCCGTGGGCAAAGTAGGGTTCGCCCTTTTTGGTGAAGCGGATGCGCAAGTCGAAGCATCGTGCACCATCGTACCACTGTTCCTCGATTGTTTTGTTCTGACACCGGGCGAATGGTATCATAAACCATCCATACCAATGTTCAGGTGGTAAAAACGTCATTGAATTGTGTGTGCCGATTATCGGCGTTCCTTGTTTGTTATCCATTGCTATTTTTATTAAATTCTTCTTCAAATAATTTTCGTTGATATTTATTTTCGGCAAGCCATTGGAGTTGACTTTTGCCGCTTATCCAATAATCAAAATACTCTTCCGCTGTCAAGTCTAAAATTTCACCTTTTTTCTTCCACCAGATATTATTCTGCAAATAATCAATCGTTTCAATCCATTTCTTCTTTGCATACGGATAATCCTCTGCGAATTTCCGTTTCATCCGAGAGGAAGCCATTGGGCAGAGGACACACCCAACGCGAGAGTACCCTTTATCGTACACCTCGCAGTGCGGCACTTTGACCACTTCGTTAAGGAACGTCCATACATCCTTCTCTGTCCAGTCGAGTATCGGGGAAAGCAACACCTTATCCTTGCCATCAACACAAGTGACCATCGTTTCCTTATGCTCGCTGAATTGGTCGAAGTTGTCGGCAAATTTCGTCTTGCGACCGTGAATCATCTCTAACTCTTTGCGGCTTCTGCGCTTGATGGATTCCTCGTGGCGAACACCAAGAATTGTCACCTTCCCCTTACCGCTGGTTTCCTTGTATTCTGCACAGCACCATCGAGCGAAGCGTGTCGGGAGAATCTTCTTCTTCTTCGCAAGATTGTAGATACTAATCTTCGGGGGTATACGTTCCACATCTGGATATTGATGCTTTACAAAGCGTATGACTTCGCCAGGGTCGGCAGACGTGAAATTCATCCATGCCTTGAAGCGCACTCCCGCCATCTGCGCAAGATGGTAAATCGTCTGACTGTCCTTGCCTCCACTAAAAGCAAGGTAAAAGCCATCCACGGGGTCGTATTCCAAAGCCAGTTTCTCGGCTTTCCGCATCAAAGCGATTGAATAATCTATTTTATCTTTTAAGCTCATCACATCAAATCATTTCGTACACAAATTGCTAATACAATGCGATCATTATTAAGGGTATAAACCCAAGTTCCTGGCTTATAATATGATAATGTTTCCATTTTCTTCAATCAATTTTTAATTCAAAAAGTAATTCCTCTTGCCGAGCAACTGACGGATGCACCTGCATTATAATCATCTCTATGTCTTCTCCGATTTGAAAATATAAGCGTTGTCGCTCTGCATCGCCTCTATTCAGCAACAAAACTCTTCCGCCTGTCGCTTTTGCCAACTCGCACAAGAGAAGCAGATATTTCGGCTTGACAATTGCGTCGGCAATCTTAACCACGCCTCTTCGCTCAGCAAGACTGTCTCCGCCACATATTGGACATACTCCTGTAATCTCATAATCATTTCCAAGTCTATCAGTGTATGTACCCCTGACTCTTCCAACACCTCCGCACTCATCGCAAACGGTCAAAAGGTCTCCCCAATCGGTGTAGTTTTTGCTCTTCAATTTTTCTTGCAATTGCTCGATGTCCACCAAGCAGTTGCAAGTCTTAGAGGGAAAACAATGATCAACATCAATTTGCTTAATTAGTGGCGAGTAGCCGCTGTTGTTTCCTTGCGACTTAACTCGTATCAACGAATATCTGTCTGTTGCGGCAATCCATTCGCCATAGACAAATGGTTTCTTGAAACATTCGGGAAATTCATCAGCTTCGTCTGCGAGCTTCTTCAACACGCTCTTAATCTCTTTTTTCATACATTCGTCATATTAATTCGTTCTCAATACAAAATTCCGCCATCTTGATTGCCGCCTCTGTAAAGCTGGTATCTTGTGGCTTGCGACCGTTGATTCCCTCCTTGTCGAAGTCGAACACCCATCGTCCATACACCACAGAAATGGTCAAATGCCCAGAGATGTTCGGATAGTCTCCGTTGCTGTCCACGTATTCTTCATATTCTTCGTTCGGATTGTCAACCCGAACCCATTTTATCTGCGGCACTCTGTCCACACACAAAGGCAGACGATCCAAAAGGTTCTGCAACGTCCATTCCTTGCCAAGATTAATGCCAAGACTTACCAGCTTCTTAATCTGTTTTGTCGTAAAATCATTATTTCCTTGAATAAATTCGAGGAAGTCAGCGGCAAGGTAGAACAGAAGTCTTTCTCGGCTTCTGTTCGCCAAGTTGCTGACTACGTATCTTGCAAAGTCCTCTTTGTCCATCCGTGACAGGTCGCTGAACGCCTTAAAAATATCCATTCCAGTTTCGTTTGTCATAAATCCGTCTTTCAATTGCTCTAATTTTTTTCGACAATATATCAATGTCGTGCCTTAATTGCTCTAATTCTTCCGACAATACATCAATGTCGTGCCTTATTTTTTTTATTCGACAATAATCCACCCAGGCACTGATTAGAATTAAAAAGGAAATCAATGTGGATATTAAAAGAAATGGTATCATAGATTCATCCTCCTAATCTCGTTAATTTGGTTAATAACTTCACCGACGGAATTGTCGGTTGAAAACTTGTGGATAAGCGTGCAGCCATATGCAATGTACAACGAGCCGTCAATAAGTCTGACGGACAGACTTGGGGGGAGCCACATTCTGTATTGCTTTATCATTGGTTTCGTTTTTATAAAAAGACCTCGTTGTAAAGGTCTACGAATTGTTTTCCGAATTGCGCGGCGCGCTCAGATGTCTTGAAGCAAAGCCGAGAACCGAAATTATACGCATTTGTGGGTGCGTTAAAAGTATTTATAAACATGAACCTCGCAGTATTCTTGTCATAATCGAACCAAGGAATCCATTTGTCTTGACGCCGATTCGAGAAATTGGGCACAAAGTCATCTTCCTTGTTCCACGCTTGTGCGATGGTGAACAGTTTATTTAAGGCAATCAATGCCTCAATGTGCTTGGGGTTGATGTCACTTATAAGCTTGGTGACATCATCGTATTTATTGAGGAATCCAAGAGCTTTTAACCCAAGCGTTTCTCTTGCTCTCTTAAAATCCGTGATGACTTCGTTTATGTCACCGCATTCACCTTCTTCAAGAATGAAATCAAACGGTGACAAATATTTATCACCGTTTGATTTTCGTTGTGTTTGCGGATGTAATTCATCATGCTTTTCCCAGCTTCTTTACGTGAATTGTGGATGGCTCGCATAACAGTCTGTTCGCTCCCATCCGCGTTTTTTATAATGTACTTTTTCATTTTATTTCTGATTTTATTGATTCTACATATTTCACAATTCTCTCATACTCACGACCTTTCTCCTCGCTGTCAGCATAAGCCTTCTTGATAAGTTCCTCACCCGTACCGTAAAAGCACCCAACAGACCACATATCGTTCGAGCGTGTCCAAGTAAAATATCTTCCACTGCTCCACCAATTTTTGAACACGATATAGTCAGATTTACTCTTAATTACCGCTTTTCCGTAGACTCTCGCTTCTCCGCAGACTTCCGCTTCTCCGCAGACTTCCGCTTCTCCGTAGACCATAGCTTCTCCGCAGACTTCCGCTCCTCCGCAGACTCTCGCTTCTCCGCAGACTCTCGCTTTTCCGTAGACTTCCGCTTCTCCGTAGACTTCCGCTTTTCCGCAGACTTCCGCTTTTCCGTAGACTTCCGCTTCTCCGCAGACTCTCGCTTTTCCGTAGACTTCCGCTTTTCCGTAGACTCTCGCTTCTCCGCAGACCATAGCATCGTCGCGTACTACTGCATCATTATAAATCCAACAGTTCCAGTCGTGAGCTAAATTAGATTCTTTTTCTATAAAGCCACCTAAGTCTCCTTTTTTGACTTCTCCGAAGTCTCGGAGAGCCATTATGCGGTGTAAAACGTGACCGTTTATTTCCAAAGTCTCTTCTGTAAGTTCGTATTTCTTTTCCATTATTTTATTGATTTAAAAATTCTAAAAGTTCTTCCGCTTGGCTGAGGGCGAAGTCGGAGTCGGAGCCTTCGTCGTATTCCTTGACAGTCACCCAGCCGTACCATTTTCTCACCTGCACTGCATAGGTGGTGATGCTTGACTGCACGATTGGCAGTCGACCGCAGTGCGTGAAGCACGCATAAATTCTCGGTCTAATCCTATACTTCATTTCTCGCCTCCTTTCGGTTTTTTGCGCGCTTCAGCGGATGCGGATATAACTGCATTTATCTTGTCGCGCTCCTCTGCTGTAATGTGCCTCTGTGCATAGAGGCAAACAGCCACATATATGTCGTGACCGAGTTCTTTATTTTTAGTCATTAGAGAATAGATGAGATTCCCTATTTCGCGTGTTGTCCCCGTAAGATAACCCCACATTTTGCCCTCTTCTTTCTTGTCTGTTAAGATTACCACTGCTGTACGATTCTTCTGGTCTTTATCAGACCAATATTTAATACCGTTGATGATTTTTTCTGCTTCTTTCATTGTCTTTTAAATTTTTATTAGAGTTAAATAAACTTTATTTCTCACCTTCTTTCTTCAGTTCAGCGATTAGAGCGTCAGCGATCATGACTGCATCTTTTACACCGCGTTCGAGGCCCTTGCCGTAATATTCGAGAAGAATCGTGTGCGGTAATATATCCTTTGCTATCTCATACCTGCGCTGCTCCCAGTCTGGAGTGCGCAATGTCTTGGCGATGCTCACCACCGCCTCTGCCTGTCTTTGTTCCAATACGTTCATTGTCTTTTAGTTTTGTTAGATTATATCAAAAATGTCCAGTTGTCTTGGTTCTGTCACTCGTCCGGAGGGGAAGAACAATTGCTCGAAGATATGTTCCATACAGGCGACCACAATTGAGTTGCCTGCGAGCTTGTATTGCTGGGACTCCGAGATGTACATCGGCTTCCCGTTCTTTCTGTGACCTTTTACGTAGTTTTTGATTTTGTCGTAGTCCTCGTCGTCGACATCCATCAGACGGAAACACTCGCGCGGAGTAAGTCTGCGGATGCGATATGGGAACGTGTCGCCGTAGACGTTGTTAGGTCTGGCGGACGTGAGGGTTGACCCCACGGATTCGGCGAACTCGGTCTGTAGTTCTGCGACACCGCTTTTCGCTTTGTCCTGCCTATAAGGGCGCAGGTTGTTGTCCTTGTCCACCGACACACCGCAAGGCTGACGGCGAACCTCCTCCGCTACTCGGCGAACCTCCTCCGCTACTCGGCGAACCTCCTCCGTCTTCGGCTCCCATACACAGGTGACCGCCTTGGACTCTGTGGCACGCAGCGTGGGTGACACCCGGGTTAGTGACTTCTCCCCCTTAAATTCCATCTTGTGGCTCAATGGATGAACGGAAGCCTTCGGCTCCAGGACTGCGTTTTCCTCACCCGTTAATAGAGTGCCGATGATGTCGCCCTTGTTGCCCTGTACTCTCCCTCGGCGAGTACGGGATGACGGCTGGGAGATGTTGACCGCACCGTATTCCTCCACCTCCGCAAAGCCTTCCCTTGTGTTGGCTTTTATGCGCAAAGGTTCAAGCAGCATATTGTCCTTCTGCACGCTTGTGATGGTGTTGGACACACCGTCTGTTCTTGGTTCCATCTGTTGCATATATTTTCTCTGTTGTATCAGTTTATGGGATTCCCAGTCCTTTCTCACCTTCTTCCCGTATTCGGTTCGTTTTGGAGTCAGGACGTTAGGCTCGTTACTCGGTTCTGCGACCAAATTTAAACGCGTTGCCCTTGTCAGAGCGTTTGATGTTCCATCCATTTTCGTTTCAAATTTTACACCATACTCGCCTTGTCCTCCTTTGGGTCTTCCTCTGCTCGCCACCACGAACGGCTCGGCGATAGAGACGGTCTCTCCGTGGTTGTTCATAACTGTTGGAGATACCCCCCCCACGTTATAAACCTTACCGCAAGCGTGGTTGCTCGGATATTTGTTCAATTCGACTATCGGCTTTGGCTCCAACATATATTGAGCAGTGTTGCCCTTGCTTCCCGTGCTGCAATGGATGGTGTTCGCTACCTCTTTCGTGTGGTAGTTCTCAATCTTTCCTTTCTTGTCGCGTGAGTAACTCACAATCTTAGGTTCTTCTTTCATCTCGATTATTTTAGGGATAAGCCCTCCCCCCGACGGGGTGGTGATGGCAGGAGAGACACCATCCGTTATGTACATTCTATATGCCCGATGAAGACCGCTCTCCACGGTCATCACTCTGTCCGTCTTCTTCATTGCTTGAATCTTCACTAACGAAATACATACAATTGGCATTCACCCTCGCCTTGATGGTTCCGGCTATGTCGTTGACGCATTGGTTGTATGTGTCTATCCATAGCCCCCCCCCTATCAATTTTCGGGAGCATCCGCTGAAGCCGCTTGCCCCCTGTCGCTTGTTTCTTCATTTCTCAGTCTGTTTTGATCGTAATCTTCCACGATGACCACCCCCCCCTATATCCGTGGTTGCGGAGGCATCGTGCCACCCCGTTGCAGGATATGATGTCCTCGCTTCTATATCCCGTCTTCTCGATCACTATGACCTTGTCTGTTTCCATTTTCCTCGTCTGCTATAGTTACTATACTTCCGTGGTTCAGCATCACCGTCGGAGAGATTCCGTCAGTACCGATGACGATACCGCTTATCTGACTCTTCGGGTAAAGCCTTCCGACACGGTTTATTGTTCTTGGATGTAATTGTCGTCGTTCCTCATCACGCCTGCTTGGATTGTCTTCGCTATACCCCCCCCCCTCGGTGTACTCAAACTTGTGGTTGGTGGTGGTTTCGGCGTTCCATTTCAAGCGTCCAAGAATCACCTCCGTTTTAAGGTAATATCTGTCTTCGACACTCTCTCCGTCGTGGTATGTAACAAGGATGTCACGGAGCCGCCGCTCCAACGGGAACGGCTGAGGAAAATCATACTTGATGCCGCTCGGGAACAACTGTGGGAACTTGGCGGACGCATCCTTGCGGATGCTTATGGCGAACACCCTCACACGGTTCTGCGGAACACCGAAATCTTTGGCGTTTATCTTCTTCCAAAATGTCCTGTAGCCTTGCTCGTCAAGGTAGTCAATCCACCGCTGAAAGTCGGGCATAAACTTCTTGGAAGCCAACGCCGCCACGTTCTCAAGCAAAAGGAATGACGGACGCTTCGTCTCTATCGCCCTCCTGCACTCCCATAGCAATGATGAGCGCGAACCACTGCCTTCCCGCAAGCCTCGCTGAAGTCCGGCATTGCTGATGTCCTGACAAGGGAAGCTGTAGGTGAACAAGTCAAAGTCAGACACTCGCTCCCAATCGACCTTGCTTATGTCACCGTGGTTGCATTCGGCATACTCCGGGAACACGGCATTGTGGGCGGCTATTGCGTCATCGTCAATTTCGCTCCATCCGACAAGTTGGAAATCCGCACCGCCAGCGTGGCGCCGTGCGACTCGGCGCAGAGCCATCATCTGCGAGCCGTATCCAGCGAAAGCCTCGAACACTCTGATTCTCATATCAATCCGTTGTTTGTGCTTCCGAAACCGCCTTTTCCGCGCTCGGTCGCTTGGTTGAACAACTCTTCCTCATCCACGACCTCGACACCCTCATAACTCACGGGAGTAAGCACGAATTGCGCTATCTTCATTCCTGGATGAATTACTTCTATGCTTCTGCCGACATTGATGAGATGTATGTACATCTCACCTTGATAGTCCTCGTCCACCACGCACGCTCCGACAACGAGCGTTCCTTTGGGGGTGTTTGCCTTTGGTGTTAGACCGACACGCCGCATAGCGTCTGTGGATGTCGCCACGCTGGAGCGGTTCATCGCAATCAGCGCGTAGCCGTGCGGCACTTCCGCCCTTATACCGCTCGGCACGAGGATGTCAGTCCCCGATGTCAGCCGAGCCGTGAAGCCTTTCGGCACGTAGAAGTCGATGCCTGCCGAGCATTCAGTCCCTCTTGTGGGGGTCTTCACCTCCCTAATCTTCGTTATCTTCATCTGTTTCTGACGATTTTTATAGTTCTTGGATCTATTCTGACAATTCGCCCTCCCTCGTCACGCTTGCGCAGGACAGGAAGCAACTCAAGAGCCTTGCGGCGGCTCAATCTCAAGTCAGCCTTTGAGTTCTCTATAACATCGTAGTTCATATCAGTAAAGTCTGTTGAGTTCGTAAGCCTTGATTATTCTTCTCACATCCCTCTGCGTCATTAGGTAAATATTAGCAATGACACTGACGGGGGTGGAAAGCATATACGCCTTGTAGACATCCTTGTGCAGAGGGAATCGGATGTCAAGCACATCCACAATCATTTTCTGTTTGGGGGAGTAGTGCGCTATGGCATCGCGGAAAAAATAGTCCACCGCCTCACTCTTGGCTTTGAAAGCCATCGCCTCTTCCTCCGGAGTGTAGTAGTTTTCGTTCCTCATAGCGCAGTAGTATTTTCGCCTGACGCTGAAGGTTGATCAAGCGAAGGTTGTTCTTGTCGTGGGGAATCTCCACGACCGCCCTCGCACTCCGCATCAGCAGTCTGTAGTTGTTTGTCGAGATAGTCTTCATACGCTCTTGCCTGTCCTTGCAGGTCGTTTATGGTGTGCAGGCATCGGATGATGTCGTTGAGTTCCCCTTCATCGAGATGCGCCCAGTCGTTGGCTATCGGTCTGAGAGCCGCTTCCGCCACGAGCAGCGCAGTGAGGAACCTGCTGTTCACACGTTTGTCTTTTTGAATCTGTTCTTTCATTTCTTTGGTTAAAATGGTAGTTGTTCACGATTTGCCGTCACCATCGTATACGTTGGCATATCGGCAAGGTCGGAGAATCTTGTGTACTGCTTCTCGTAGGCAGCAATGAATGATGTCGTACCCGTATTTCTGCCTTTAGCCACGATGATCTCCGCAGTGCCGTTGGTGCTGACGTTGGCGAACCTGTCCTTGTAGGCAAGGTTCTTACCCTCCGTCTTGTAGTACTCGGGGCGGTAGACGAATATCACGTTGTCGGCATTCGACTCAATCTCACCGGAGCCACGCAGACGGGCGAGGGAAGGGTAGGGGTTCATGCGGTCACGGCTGAGTTGGGAGAGCAGGATGATGCTCACGTCAATCTCACCGGCGAGCCGCTTCAGCGTGGCGCAGATGTCGCCTATCTCCTGCACACGATTGTCAATCTTGCCCATAGAGATGAGCTGGAGGTAGTCGATGACAAAGAGTTTCGCCTTCTTGCGGTAGGCAAGCTGACGTATCCAGGCGCATATCTTCGCCACGCTCTGCGCCTTTCGGTTGAACCACATAGGCAGCGTTCCCGCCCTCTCCACTGCGGCGCCCACGCGGTTGTAATCGTCCGCTCCGAGCCGCTTGTAAAGGATGTCAGAGGAAGACACCTGCGCATCGCCCGACACCATACGTGCCGCAAGCTGCATCACCGACATCTCCAGCGTCACCACCCCCACACCGACACCCGCGGTGGCGGCATTAAGGGCGAACGTCAACGCAAGGGAAGTCTTGCCCATAGATGTCTCGCCGGCGATAATTGTCAGGTCTGTTGTGTGCAGTCCTCCGCGCTCGTCTATCCCTTTAAGCCCCACGGGGATTTCCGGAGTGTTGTGCGTCCGTGACTGATTGTCGAACACGTTGCGCATCACCTCGTTGCAAGCATCCTCAGCCGTCACCATTTCCGTGGTGTTCGACACAAGGCAGTTGGCAATCTCCGAGTTGAGCTGTGCCTCCATAATCGCGGCAAGCGTGCGCCTCCTCACAAGCAAGTCTGTCAACAGTTCGTCCGTCCCGATGGCGGAAGTCACGGGACGAGCACACTGCTCGGAGAATGCGAGGAATGCCGCCTTGTCTACCGTTATCAGCCGTGCCGTCACCGCCATCATATCGGCATCGCCTCCGTTGTTGCGGATGTACAGCATCGCCTCCCATATCGTGCGGTTCTCCGGAACGGTGAACACCTCGGGGTCAAGGACATCGGCAAGGCGGTAGAACTCACCGCTGTTGGTGACGCAGGCACTAAGCAGATTGGCTTCCGCTTCCGGATTGCACAGGCTGTTCATTCTCTGGTGGTTTATATGATTCCTTGAAGTTCTTCATTCTCTCAAAAATCTCCTCCTCGAAGCGCGGAATGCCGATGAAGAAAGGCTTGCCGTTGCCGACATCCTGCATATAGTGCCGCCCGAAGGCGGTGAAAATCTCATCATCGTAGCCGAGGTCGTCTATGTGCGGAGCCATAAGGTCGTAGAGGAACTCGTTCCACGCCGGCGGCTGGGCAAGTTCTCCGTTGGCTCTACGGATGTTTAGCAGCGAATCAGCGTGCTTCTTCGCATCTTGGATGGTCTTGTAGTCCTGACCTCGCTCAATCCAGCCACGCTTGATGGTGTGAATCTGCACGGCAAGTCTGTCACGGGGTAGGTTGTACTTGTAGCACATAGCCTCCACCCACATATCCTCGCCCATCAGGATGTCCTCAATCTCCGACACAGGAATGATCTCCGTTGCTGTCGGCGATGTCGGTTTTTCTCTTTCTTTTGCTACGACGTAGTCGTAGTTTTCTTTCTCTTCAGGGGCTTTTTCTTCTTGGGTAGTAGGGGGTGTGGGGGAAGAAGGGGTTTCTTCTTTTTCCGAAAAACAATTCAAATCAATTGTTTTATTTGTTTTTATTTGTTTTTCAATTGTTTCTGAATTGTTTTCGATTTGTTTTTTTGCCGCATTGCGGTTTCCTTTTGGAGCCCCACGCTTGCTGGGGATGTCCATACCGTCCACAATCTGACTATAGATGGCAGTCAGAAGGAAGTCCACCTCGAAGGATAAACCGTCCGGCATAGACTGTTCCTCCACGATTGTCCGAATCGCTGAATATGCTTCCGCCTGCTGCTCGGGTTTGAGCTTGGATATAGCGTTCATCCATTCTGTCTTGAATACAAAATCCATATTGCTTACTCCTTATTGTCAATAGACACTGAATGGTCGTTCAGTTGTCTGTGGTAGGTCAATCGTTTCTCTTTGATAAGTCTGCGTAGAGCCGCAAGCGTCTCTTCACGTACAGCGTTGTGTATGGCCGTGAACGGCACAAGCGCAGGAGGATTCAGTTTTTCCTGCATCTGTGCTATCATCTTCAATAGTGCGGAATCGTCAATCATAACTTGATTCTTATTGGGAGATTGGCTGAAGTCCACGCAAGAAGCATAGCGTCACGTTCCTCCTGGTTGCTCCGCTTGGCGGTATAGCCGGTTATGGCGCATATCTCCTCGTGGGTGATTTTGCGGTCTTTGCCCTTCCAGATTTTGCGCAGGGGCGGTTGAAGCCGAACATCAAAGCTGAAGTGCCGCGCTATGTCGGCAATGTCTATGCCTATCTGATGGTTGCGCCCCACGTGGTAGCCTTTCTTCGCCGCCACCGCCTTGCTGTCGGAAGGCAGTGAATGGAAGTTGTGGGCAGTAGCCCACGAAGCCTCCACCACCACAGCGACCGTCAACGTGGGATATTCGTTGCGCACTCTGCGGAGGTTGTCCAACAGCGCGGGAAGCGTCATTGTGGTTGCCTCTACCCTTTTGGTTTTGGGACAGAGTGTTGCGACACCGCTTGCCTCCACGTCCGGGTCGATGCCGATGATAATGTCGTGGTCTGTCATAGATACTCCTTTCTTCTGTTGATTTCAATCTCAGCTTGTCTAATCATATACTCTTCCTCTGGAGTGGGGATGTACCAACCTTCGGTGGCCGCCCAGTTGCGGAAGCGTTCTATTGCCGTTGTCATATCCTCCGTTGACAAGTCTCTGCTTGATTTCAGTGTCCTCACGTTCTGTTTCAGCCGTGCGTCGTAGCGTCCGGTGACGAACAAATCTGCGTTGCAGTGAGCCTTGAAGTAATACCGCTTCACGTAGTCCATCGTGTTGCCTGTCTCCATTGCCACAATGCCGATACAGACGTGCAGGTAGCGGTTCTGTGGGTCGCTACGCTGCTTTCTCTCGGTCAGTTCAACCGAGGGCGAGTGCTTGTCAATCAACGACTGCAAGCGTGTCTTGGCACGCTCACAATCGTAGGGGTTGGAAAGGTCGAACAACATAGTCCGTTAGAATGGAAGATCGTCGGAGGAGGCAGACGGAGCCGCCTCAATCTGTTCAGTGGTCGGTTGGCTTGGCATAGGCTTCAGCTCCGAGAAGTCGCCTATGTAGAGGTTCTCGCCCTCCACCTGCTGGTCTTTCGGCACACTCACCTTCATTGAATGGGTGTAGGTGCGCTCACCGAAGGTGGAGGGCGTCTTGCGTTCCCACAGACCGACATTGAGGAATATGTGTTCTGTGCCGTCCTTGCACAGAACTTTCTTAAAGAATCTCTTTGGAACCTTGGTTAGGTCGATGCTTCCTGTGTAGTTGCTCATAATGATGTAATTCTTATTGATGATTTGACTTTGGTTGTTTTGATGTAATTCTTGTAGGATTCAGGATTTTCTTCCTTGAACTTCTTGGAGTCGAATGTTTCTTTGGTTGTCGGCTCAATGTAGGTAAGCCGCATATTTTCGGTTTCCCACTTCTTCACACCAGCCTTCTCCATCTCGCCCTTCATCCGCTCGGAGAACGTCTTCACCTGCTCCTCTATCTCTATCTTCTTTGCGAGCAGGTCAAGGATCTGCATCTCCATCGCCTTGTAGCGGTCGGGCAGAGTGTTGACGCTCGGAAGTGGGTTGACGAATTGCCGTCCTTCCACCTCGGCAGCGAGGAGAGCGTCAATCACGCTGTCAGGAATGCGCTGAACCTCCGTTATTTTAGCCTTGTCCCTACGGAGCCAGATAGCAAGCAGTCCGACAACCTTACAGCCTGGGTTCTGCCGCTCGAAGAATGTGGCGTAGATGGACAGTTGCCAACGTACCTTGTCCTCGTTGAGATTGCGCACGGTCTTGATGTCGCCAAGTATATACTCCGTTTCGGAGACTTTGAACACCTTGTCAATAGGAGACGCAAAGTGTTCGTTGTCGCTGACAACGTACTCGGATTCACACGGAACGTAGCCGCCCTCTTTGATTAGCCGTTGGTAATTGACCACTTCTGGAATATCCTCGAAAGTAGTGCCGAAGTCGTCGCAGAACTCCACTTGTGCGTGGATTGCACTGCCATGCTCGGCTGCGGCCTTCAGCGTCTCTTCGTCAACCCCGGCATATTCATCGGGAAACAATTGCCGTTGGAGCATCCCAGTGATGCCCTGCAACGCCCTCCCGTCGGGCGCGGTATAGGTATGCCCGACGGGGTCAAATATTATATCTGAATATCTCAACATATTAGCCTTGTTTTAGTTGTTGTTTTCTTTGGGAACAAGCGGTGATTACCGCTTCGTCCTTGCCGAAGCAATAAGAGTTCTTCTTATATATCGCAACGACTTCCTCCTCGGTCTGTGCGGCATACACCGCCGCTATTACTGCCGCCTTGTCAGGAGCAGGAATCTTGGGTGCTGGAGCAGTCGCCTTTGCCTTGTCTGAGCCCTTCGAGGTTGCCGTGTACTCCTTGCCGTTGTTCAAAGTGTCGGCATCCTTTGTGTCGTCGATAGCAAGTAAGCCATTGAGCGCATACTTTCGGGCATAGGAGGAGGCGACTCCCGTAACCTGGCTACCGTCCATTCCTTTTTTTGTCGCTTCCTCGCGGGCGAAAGCCTGGTTGGACAGCGATCGTTCTCCGTCAGTCAGTGTTGCGGTCGCCTTGACGTAAAATCTGTCACCAAGCACCACAATATCATCGTTGAGAGGATGTCCTCGCCGTTGCGGTAATTGTAGCCGCCGAATTTGTTCCATTGGTTCTTCGGTGCTTTGAGTTGTGACTGCACCGCAATCACACGCTCGGTGAATGTCTTGTCTGCCATATCTATATAAGTTTTCTGTCTGTTAGCATACATAAGATTTTCAGGGAGGCGAGGAACGATGCCAACGCCCCAGCCTTGATGAGAGCGAACGGCAATAGTGCCGCACTCTCGTCCTCGTTGCATAGGAGGACGATGCTGACTCCCATCCACACGGTCATCAGCAGGTAGATGATTAGTTTCTTCATATATTTTGTTTTTTTTATAATTGTCTGATAAAAAGGAGACTATCCTCACAGACCGCCTCCCTGAAAAAACATTGTCAATAATGATAAGAAAGTAATAGTCGGCTCGGAGGTATCGAACCTCGCCCCGGTCGTAGAGAATTGGATAAGAAGTTGTTAATAATTACCGACCGAAGCCTACCAGTGCGAGCCGTGATGCCTCCCATATCCTCGCGGACGGAGAGGCGATGAAATCTCAATCGTTAAAAAGAATGTAAGTGGCAGAGGGGGGAATCGAACCCCCTGTGAAAAACAATTATCAACTAAACTCAATTACTAAACTCAATCATACTCTACTAAATGGGAAATGCGGAACCACCGCGCTCTGCCTTGTACCTCCTGCGCCCTCACGGGTTCGGAGGGAAAAATTATGAGTAAAAGTTGCTTTAATAAAGGGAATAGGAGCGGTGGGAGGAATCGAACCTCCCCTGCGACACCAAGTCTCTAATGAGACCGCCAATGATTTGACGGCAGTCACGAGGAGGAATCGAACCTCCCCTCGGCACCTTGCCACCGCTCGGAATATATAGAGTGAGCAGTCAATTGCTCTGTAAGGAGTGCTGCTCGTTGGTTGGTTGTTTACACTGCGGCGTCATAGGCTCGCCGCGTAGCCCCAGCACCTGTTGCATAGTCGGTGCTGACCACATCCGCAACGCCAACTCACACACTCGGCTGGAATGCTTATTGTGTGCGACTCGTTGCGGTCGTTATGCTTGTTGTCAATACGTCAATGTGCTCTTTGTAGGCAGGATGGGAATTGAACCCATCCGTATACCATACTGCCTTATTCGTAGATGAATGCGTCGGAGCATTCGTGCCCGACCAAATTACAGAACTCCTGTGCTTCTTTAAGAAGGTGCGTATATGTGGGGCCGTCCAATATCGGCGAGATTGCCCACTCGCCGGAGATGTAGCGGTTGCACTCGACCAACAAGTCGTAGGTCTTACCGTCTACGCCTGTCACCTTAGTAGTGACCTCCGCATCTTGTTCGGCATCTTGTTCGGCTTGTGCTATCGCTTCCTTGCACTGTCGGATAGCATCGTTCAGCGATTCACTCTTGATTCCTATCGGCTTGCGGCTTTCGAGAATCTTGATGTTCTCCTCGTATTCATCCGCCCATTCGACAAGGAGGCTTCAGCGGCTTTGTAGGCTTCGAGCCGCTTCGCCCAGATAGTAGGGCGGTATATACGTCTTACGTCTTCTTCCATATCTATGACCATTCATATACATTGGTATATCCGTTGATGGCTTCGTCAAGGTCGCCTTCATTCTCTATCTCCACGTCGCCCAGTTCACCATCGCAGGCGGTTATGTCAATAATGCTGACGCCGTAAGCGTCCTCACCGTCCTCCGGCTCCGTGTAGGTCGCCGCGTGGTAACGCCTGTTCTCTGCCCACATATTGTAGAATATGGAGATGGCTACGTCGTTTATTTCTGTGTAAAACTCCCATTTTTCGTAGGGATGGGTGAAAGCGTCCGAATAGGATTCGTCAATCTCTTTTTTGAACTCTTTCGCGATTTGCGCGATTTGCGCTTCGCTCAATCGGACTTGTGCCAGTTCTGCTTGCATACTCTATATATTTAATTGGTTAATGACTGTGACTGAACACCTTGTCAAGGTCGCTCTTCTTGATCCTTATTATGTTGCCGTTTCGTCCTGTGGGGAGCCATCCACCACGGATGCGGTTGTAAATTGTTCCAACGCTGACATCCACGTATTCGGCAGCCTCCTTGATGGTAAGGAGAGGGTCTTCCTCCTGCGGCTTGACCGCTTCAAGCAGACATTCGCCCCAAGCGAGGAAAGCCTGTCGCAGCTGTTCGGTGGTCACCGAGATGGTGACGTTCTGACCGGATTGCAGGATGCTGTTGATGTCAAGCGTATTCATTTCAGTCTGATTGCGTGTGTTGCCAACTCGTGGTTCACTTGCCACACTTTATACTTCGCTTCGCCCCGGACATTGATGGCGTAGGCTGCCGCACGCACTGTGCTGGAGGATGTCTGCCTATAAGGGAAAACCATCTCTTCGCCCACCTGTAGAGCTTTCAAAGTTTCTGTTACGTTGATTTTTTTTATAATTTTCATTGTTATGTTGTTTATTATTAGTACTTTTGCACCGTTGTTTTGTGTTTGGCGGTGGTTTTGTTCTAAACACATTGCAAAGATAGGTAAAAATACCTATACACGTATTATATTTGCAAAGAAATTTTAGGTAAAAATACCAAATTCAGAATGATTCCAAATAACGAACGTGGCGAAGATGCTGTAAGACAACGTATTAATAGCGTCTTAGAAAAAGAAAAATCATCTATTTATGCACTATCGAAGGAAACGGGAGTGGAGCAGACTAAGTTGAATAGACAACTTAGTGGTACTTCTCGCCTCTCTTTTGAAACAATCAAGGTGTTTTTGCAACGATTTCCGAGGATTTCCGCAGAGTGGTTGATCAACGGTGTAGGCGATATGTGCTGTGGTGTCCCAGACGAACAGCTCGAACGTGAGATAGAGGAGGAGACAGGTCGTGTGCATAGCATCGGCGACAATTCCAACCACAACACGCAGACAATGACGGATTCCGCCATTGTCAAGGAGAATGAGATGCTAAGGAAGAGTATCGAGGAGAAGAACGAGGAAATCAAGTTCCTCCGCTCCTTAATACAAAGGAATGCAGACTAAATATTTTCGGTTATGAGAAAGTTTTTTAATAAGATGAAAATGGTGGACGAGCAGATTGTGGAGACACTGCACATCCATAGGAGCGTACACCTCGCCAAGCTGATGGTACAGTTCTCTCCTCCCATAGGCGCGGGACTGATGATGTGCCACACGGCGAGCCTCCTGTGCGGCTGTGTATGGACGATTGCTTCCGTAATAGCGCGGAGTGCGCTGCTCGTGTTCGCGCTTATGGTGGTTCTTTCCGTGGCTTTCGGCTTCTGCTGGATTCATCGGGCTTTCTGCGCATATAATCTGTTGGTCAACGCTTGTATCGAATACGAGAAGCTGTTCGGCTTCGGAACTCTTCTTACCCCGGCGAGATGGTTCGTGCTTGCGCTTGGCGCCGTGCTCTTTGCCCTTTACTTCCGAAGAAAATGGCTTGTGAAAAACAAGAAATACAGAATCTAAAATACAAACAAACCAAAAAACGAGTATGAAAAAAGTATTGAGATGGACGGCAGTGCCGATTGTGGCAGTCGTGGCGTGGTCGTTGGCGAACTGGATAGAGTTCGGATTGTTGCAATCCTTGCTTGATTGGCTTAGGACGCTGCATAACGACAATTGGTTCTGTCAGGCCCTTGTCCGCTTGGCTAATTCTAAATTCCCGGTCTTCTATCTGTGGGTTTTTGTTTACGGCTTTCTCGTGGCGTGTGCGATAGGGGCGACGGTGCGTGTCGCTCCGAGCCACAAGCGGAGGGTGGCAGTTGTGGCTGCTGTATGTGCAACTGCGACTCCGATTGTGCAGGAGTTGTGCCTTGCCGACTTGTCATCAGTCAGTGCAGTGCTCAAGGAGGTGGCTCGCGCGTGGTATTGGATTGGGATAGTGCTGATCGGCTCGCTTGCGGCTTGCAAGGTTGTGTACGACAATTATGACAGATAGATGGGTGCTATAATCAGACTGACATTAATGGTGATGGTAGCGGCTTGCTCCATCTCCGCCTGCGCCCCGGAGCGGACGCATAAGAACCAATCGGAGAAGGTGTATGTGTGCCATGGACCCAAGTCCAAGAGATACCATAAAACTCCCAACTGCAAGGGTCTCTGCCGTTGTTCCACCGACATCAGGCAGATGACAAGGACGGAGGCGGAGGCAAAGCACTACACCCCTTGCAGGATATGCTACAAAAAAAGGGAGGCATAATCTGTCTCCCTTGTCTCGGTAATACCCATACATAAGTCGCCATGGGCTAATAACTCTCCATCCATTCGGTGTATGCGTCACATCCGCTGAGGCAGTCAGCCACATAGCCGGTGGTGTCCTGCTCGCACAGATACTCCCACACCGCCTTAGCCTCGGTCTGTCCTTCTCCTCGGTCGTAGGCTGTGGCGAACTCCTGCCACTCAGTAGAGGACTCCACTTTCGCCCACAACAAGGGCTCCTCATCCGCAACGGAATCCATTAAGCAGAAAAAGGCATTGCCGCACCAGCAGGTTTTGTTGACAGCCTCGGTTGAGGCATAGGCGGCGTGGGCTCCGAAGCCGCACATAAACATCGCTCCTGAGAGGAGTGTCGCTGAGATATATTGTTTTGTTGTCATTGTCGTTGTTGTTTTATTCGGTTATCACTTTGTTTAAATCAATGTCGGGGGTGGCGGTTCGCTTCTTTCCGCTGCGTGTGGTGTAGCGTATCTTGCCTGTCTCATCGTCCACCCACTTGACAAGGGTGATCACCCCGGACTCCGCGTTGCTCTTGCTCACGCTGACCTCCTTGCGGTTCACTCCGTCACTCACCACAATGTAGTATTTGACGTTTCCTTTTTTGGTTTCGCCCTGATGTATGCGGGGCGACTCCATCGTGATGGTCTGAGACTCCACCCATTTCGCGCTTGCGGTGGATGCCATCAGCAGTGCCACCGCCAAGAAGATTGCTTTCATAATTTGTTGTTTAGTTGGTTAATATTTAAGTTGTTAGACGTTACTCTTTTTGTTACCTTTATACTTGACGAACAAGCCGAGTACCCAGACGGGGAAGGCTGCCGCCGCATATATTGCGGTAAGGTCTTGCGTGTCGGTCACTGCCGCCATCAAGGTGGCGGAGAATAGAGACAGGGACGCTGATGCTATAAATCGTATCATAGTTCTTTGATTTTTGAATTATGCCCCAAAGGTAATATGTATAACTTTACCAAACAAATAAAAAGTAAAGAAAATGTATTACGTTAACATTGTTTAGTAATTGGTATACACATTACTATATATATAATGAGTACCTTTGTGCCATAAACATACAGATATATGGACAACCTTGACAGACTATTAAAGGCGAAAGGACTGACGAAGACGGCATTGGCTGACCGCCTCGGCATCAGGAAGCAGAAACTTAAAGGGCTCATCAAAAATCCAACGCTCTCCACCATCAGGAGGATAGCGGATGCACTTGACATCAATCCGAGAGAGTTGTTTGCCGTAGGCGCGGACGAGGTGACGGCACTGATTGAGTGTGACGGAGAGTTGTACGTGGCGCATGATCTGCGTACACTCCGCCAATTGGTCGGAGATTTGGAAATCTTGAAATCTGAGAGAGATGAGGCGCAGGGGTAGACCGTTCGGCACGGAGGTGGTCACCCCTCCGGAGGTAAGGAGAATATTTGAGGAGTTGGGTATACAGCTCCTCGCCACACGTAGGGCAAGGCATCTGTCAATAGACGCACTCTCGGAGTTGGCATGCGTGTCGAATATGACAGTCAGACGAGGCGAACACCCTGCTGACTATCCGCGATACCTTGGGCTCCACTCTCTCGCCAAGATATGCAACGCTCTCGGCTGTGACATCGTCATCGTGCCACGCAGGAGGTGACGCATTTTGGTGGGAACAAAAAAAGAGGCTGCACTATGTGCAACCCCTTTTCGGTGCGTGGTGGTGTGGTCTTGCTATCTTGGAATCAAGACCAGAGAGCAGTCAAGAGCCTCGCATAGGCTTAGTATCGTATTAAGACTTGCATTAAGGTTGCCACTTTCAATCCGTGCTATGTTGGAGCGTGCCACACCGCTCTTCTCGCTGAGGGCGACTTGTGACATCTCTTTGCTCGTCCTCGCTTGTTTTAGTGCCTTGCATAGGCGCATCCGTGCCTCTGCCTCCGCCTTGCGCTTGCACACCTTGTGGTAGGTGTCCTCGTCATCTATTACTATCAGTCGGTATACATCATCATCACTCCATCCGTAGTCATCCTCCCAAGCAGGGTTATATCTGGGATCGGCGAAGTCAGCATAGGCAGCCTTGTCCATCTCTACGATCGTGTATTCGGATTTTTCCATATCCTTCTCGTCTACATCATCAACCCACTCTATGTCGTCTATTGTGACATAGCCATATCTCGGTGTCTGCGTAAGGTAGCATACATCTGTAATTGTTGCCATTTTCTTATTCGTTTATGATTTTGTTGTTTAGTTGTTTTTAGAAATGTAAATCTTCTTCTGCTATTTCTGCGATACCATTATTGTCGTAGATGTCTGCACGCTTCACAATGTGCAATTCGCCGTTTTCTGCCTCGATGACACATTCGGTGTCGTCAGTCTGGGCAAGCATCTCAATCAAGTTGTTTGCATAATCATTGCCGATTTCAGCTGCCGTCCATTCTTCTTTCTTGTAGACGCTAAGTATTTTCATAGTTTTTGTTGCGGACTTTAACGACCTGCGCGGGTCGGTTGAGTTAGTGTTTTTGTTTTATTTCTGCTGCAAAGATAATACCTTTGTAGCATATATGCAACACATTGCCCGAGAAAAGGCACAACGTTAACACTTTTTAGTAAAGACGGGCAAAAAAGAAGGTGCGACGATGTGCGCCACACCTTACTATATAATATATGCACATTTTGCACACTTTGTGTAGATTTGTGCAAAACGCTATGTGTTGCCGAAAAACGGTGTCACCCTCCCTATGCGGTTGTGGCTGTCGGATGCCTTGACAGCGTCAGCCAACGCAGTGTCACGCTTGGCGTAGTAGTAGTCAAGTCTGTCACTGCCGATAAGCGCAAGCCATCCACACACGATTGCCAACACCATGTAGTCATGGGAGAGCACCTTAATGAGTGCCACTTGTGATGACGAGGTGTCACCATCCATCTGCATTGCCAAAGTGTACACATCCGGTGTGTGCGCTATGTCGTCCGTGGCGATGTCGCCACCGATAGGCGTAGCCGTGTAGCCGTGCAGGTGCTCCGCCAGCACCGCAAAAGCCGTGTCGGCAAATCGGATAGTCCTCCGTGCATTTTCGCCCTCGCAGATGTCGTTGTATATGTGCTTGACGTGTGCCGTTTCCTCACCCGGCAGGGTGTCGGCAATCACGCCCAAAATGCTCTGCGCATCATACTCCACCTCATTGCGCATAAGCGCAATTGTCACTTGACGTTGTCCTTTTTTCATTTTCTTCCTGTTTTTTCCGTGTATGTAACTCTTTTCCGCGCATTTAAGTCGCTGATAATCGCTTCTGCAAGGGTAGCCCCTTGCTCCTCGTAAAATTTCGCACTCTCAGGAGTCAAACGCCCAAGATAGTCCGCCAATATGCTTGCTATGACGTATGCCATAGCGTTCGCCCTGATGTTTCGCTCGCCTTGCGGTGCAAGATTGTCGGGGAGAGCAAGGGTGATGATGGAGCCGTCATCAGTGTCGGTGACACTATCCACCCACTCTCCACAGATGGTGACGAGTGATGTCACAGCGGTGTCGTACATAGTTGTCAAAAACTGTGCGTCATCGTCAGTGGCAAACACCTTGTCGTAGGTGCTTGGATCATCTGCGCCGACACTCCTGCCACCGACATAGACTGTCTCGGCAGACACCATCTGCAATGCCTTCAGTCTGCTTAGTTGGATTTCAATTTCTTTCATATTATTTCTCGCTTAAAAGTTGGATACTCAGGTTGTTGACCAAGTTCATGATGTTGCTTTTCGCGGTTGCAGGCTCTGCTGTCGCTCGTGCATCAAGGGCGAGTTTGAGCAATCGCACGTATAAGTTGCACAAGTCCCTGTCATCCAAATTGGTAATAGCTCGCTCAAAGTTTTGTTTTTGCGACCACACAAGGCTCGCCACAAAGTTGCCGATGTCGCCACCATTGGCAAAGGTCTCAGCCTTGCGCTGTAGCTTTGCCTCCTCCCTTTTGTTGAGCACAGGGGCTTTGCCTGCGTCGATTGCCGCAAGACGCTCCCTCCATGCTCTCTCTCTCCGTTGTTTATCCATAGTTAATTTTTATTGATTATATCCAAAGGTAAGTGCTTAATTTTGAGATATTAAGATAAAAAATAATTAACTATGATAGGTAGCATTATAGGAGGAGCCATGAAGCTCGGTGGGAGCATCTTCGGCGGCATCAAGGCGAGCCGAGAGGCAAAAAAACAGCAAAAAATGCTTGACGCGCAAAAGGCTGAAAATCAAGCGTGGTATAATAGGCGGTACAATGAGGATGGCACTCAGCGTGCCGATGCCCAACGCTTGTTGACCAACACGCAAGACCTGCTCCGCCGACAGACAAAGGCGGCACAGGGAGCCAATGCGGTGACGGGCGCAAGCACGGAGGCGGTGGCGGCGCAAAAGGCGGCGAACAACCAAGCACTTGCCAGTGCGACAAGTACTATTGCCGCAGCGTCTGACGCGCGCAAGGACAATATCGAGCAGCAGTACCAAACCAACAACAACGCTTTGGAGGACAAGCAAATGCAAATAAGCCGACAGAAACAAAACGCTATCACGCAGGCAGTGCAGGGCGTGGCAGGTACGGCAGACAGCATAGGCGGCATCAATGACAGATTTGATAAGGACACCGAAAAGACTAAGTGATATGGATAAAAAAAAAGAAATCGTAGGGAGTAGCGATACCCCCGTAATCACCGACAAAAAAGTGACTACGACTCCACCGACAACGTCAATTGGCGCGACTACTCCATCGCAGAGCGAGGATGAGTACAACGAGCAGCCGCCGACACCGCAAGCACCGCCGCAGACACCGCCACAGACGATGCCTGCTCAGCCGCAACCTACTCAGGTTGCTCCGACCGCTCCATCGCTCGCTGCCCAGCCGCCGGGGGAGGAGGATGAGTACAATGAGATACCGCAAGCACCACCTACTACGCCTGCTCCGGCTGTCACGACAACGTCAACAATACAGCCTCCGCAGAACACCGACACCGACACTGACAGGCGCAATCAAGCGAACTTGGCTGCTCAGACGACCACAGCACCGGCCGCCAACGAAAATATGATATTGCAGTTTGATGAGAATAACAAGCCTATCCTTGTCAATGCGGATGTGGCGACGCCGAAAATAACCCCAAAAACTACTGATGCTACACCATCAACGGAAGGTGAGGAGTTCCGCTCTTATAGAGATATCCTCGCCAAGTACGCACCTCTAACGAGTGACGAGGACAAGCGCAAACAGATGCGCAGGGAGAGACGCAAGGCTATCGTCAGCGCACTCGGTGATGGTCTCTCTGCATTGTCCAATTTGTATTTTACAACAAAGGGCGCGCCCGACCAAGGGCTAAAGCCTGGTATGACCGATGCCGCGAAAAAGCGTATGGACGATCTCCGCGCTAAGTGGCAAGCAGAAAAGGACAAATATCAAGACCTTATGCTCAAAGGTTTGGAGATGGATAGAGAGCAGGGCAACTTCCTCAAATCTTACAAGTTACAGCTAAACGCCGACAAGAGAGCCGACGCAGCGGAGAAGCGCAGTGCAGAGGAGTTTAAGAAAAAGCTCCCGCTGCTCGAGAAAAAGGTGCAAGCCGCTGAAGAAGAACTGAAAAAACTTATCCGAGAGAACAAGGTTGGCGATGCTACGTGGGAAAAAAGTGTGGAGGTTGCCGAGAAAGAACTGGCTTGGAAAGAATACGAGCTTGATTTTATGAAAACGCACAAGGGCTATACTCCTAAGGAGTACAACGAGCACCTTGCTACCGAGCGTTACCGCAGCCGCACGTTGTCAAACAGGGCAGGTGGCGGAGGCAAAAGCGGCAAAACATATCGCATATACAACTACAATAGTACCGCATATTCAGACTTGACACCGAATGAGGTCAATAGGCTGTATGCCGCCTTGCAGTCAGACGGCAAGGTCGGTAAATACTCTTCCCTTAACGACAAGGTGGCGGCAATCCAACGCTATCACTCGCTCAATAATGACACCTATGAGGTGGAGGTTCCAGTGTATTATGAAGATAAAGATGGCAAAAAAAAGCTAAGTAAACAAACAAAAAAAGTGACACGTAGGTACAAAAACCGCAAGGACGATGCCGCCAATGGCGGTAGATATGATAAGATGTCGACGTGGACAACCGTCAACGGAGGCAATAAAAGTAATGGTACTATTAAAATAAACTATTAAGGATGTCAGACAGAATAAAGACGCTATACGGCCAATTAGTCAGAAATGGCTATGACTTAGGAGGATATGAGAAATTCAATGCGGCGATGCACGATAGCAACCGCAGACGCAGTCTGTATAATCAGCTTGTTGCGAACAGGGCAGACTTGGGTGGATATGAGAAATTCAGCAGCGTTGTTGAGACTGCACCACGCACCACCCCGAGCGCACCGCAGAAAAAGCGTGATGTAGTGGCGGACACCATCAATATGCTCCGCACTCCGTCGTCGCAGTATACACGACCACAGCCGAGCAAGGCGGCAGGTACGTTTGAGATGCCGTCAAAATATGACATCTATCACAATATGCCTGATGCCATAAAGCGGCATCAGACACCGACACCGCTAAAGCCGGAGGCAGTAATGCCGTCAGTACCAAGCAATGCGGCAGAGAGCGTATGGGCGGCCAGCCGATAAAGCCGCAGGTGCAGAGGTGCGCAAAAAGGTTGACGAGGGGTGGTCTTGGGATAAGATTCTCCGGATGTTAAGCAGCGGAGCATCTGTCACCGGCGGACTTGGAGATGACAATGCCCAAGCCCTTGAGACAACGTCAGTGGCACACCTAAAGACGCACGATCTGCAAAAGTTGTCAGACCAGGCGTGGGCGGCACTCGGCTCCAAACAGCAGCAATCAATCATCAACGACTCATACATCTATCTCAAGGAGCAGTACCCCGATGCCGATGACAAGGCTTTGGTAGATGCCGCACGTAAGATGGCAAGGGCTAAAAGCGATGAGCAGATGTACAACCTTGCTGTGGAGAAAAATATGCCTAAGAGTGTTGGCGAGTTTTTCTTGCGCAAGGCAGCGGCAGCAAGCTCTTTCGGCAGTCTATCCAAAGGGTATGCGTCAATGATGGCAGGCACAAGGGGTGATATGGAGGCGGAGGACACCGCCTTGCAGAAATATGGTGCGAAACACAAAGTGGCGGACATAGCAGGCAGTGTGGCAGGCTTTGCCGTTGATCCGTTGACGTATGCCTCAGGAGCGGTAGGCGGAGCGGCAACCAAAGTAGCGTTGTGGGCAGGAGGCAAGGTCTTGTCAGAGGCGGCAGCACGCAAGATGTCGCAGACACTCGGAGGCAAGCTGCTCCTCGGTGCGGTAGGCGGAGCGGCTAACTTCGGCACGTTCGAGGCAGGCGGAGAGGCTATCAACCAATACAAGTGGGGCGGTACTCTCGATGTAGATCCTGAGACAGGCAGATATGTCGTAGGCGATTTCTCGCTCGGCAAGGTGGCATCACAGATGGGACACGGACTCACGATGGGTGGACTTACGGGTGCATTCGGCACGTGGCTCGGCAATGTCAGCACCAAGGCGGCACAAGCCACGTCAAGCACCTTGGGCAAACTTGGGGTGCGTGCAGGCGAGCTCGGTGTAGGGCTTGTCGGAGAGGGTACTATATTCGCCACGCCAGAGTTCATCTCCACGTATGGCGACTACAACGATGTCATAAAGTCTGTATCCGATAAAAATTCCCCCAACTATATTGCCGACGACAAGGAGCGGAGCAAGTATATTGCAGAGCTAAAGGCGCAGAGAGGAGAGCGGATGATGGATATATGGCAAGACAATCTTGCTATAATTGCAGGCTTCAAGGCACAGCACGCAATCAAGTCAGCAGGACGCACCATCTCCGAGCTGGCGGCATCACGCAGAGGCAAGGTTGGCTTTGTTGAGCGCATGGGCAGGATGCTTGACGGGCATCCAAGCCTCGCCCTGAGCAAGGAGGAGCAGACGGAGTTGGACAAGCACGGCTATGGCGACTTGACACAGATGGTCAAGGAGTACAAGGCGTATGCTCAAAAGGACGGAGATTTGCCGTACAACAAAATCACGCAGTTGCTCAACGACAAAAACGTAAGCGAGGCGGCAAGGGCAAAGATGTACTACTATGTCACAGGGCACTCCTTGCCAATGTCGGCAGTGATTGCGTCCAACGTCATTGACAATGGCGACAAGACGTATACCGTGCAGTCATTGGGTGACAATGGTGTAATCACAAGCAGGACTTACGGGAGTCGTAAGAGAGCGGACTACGAAAAGGCACGCATCGATAGACAAGCGGAGCTTAATGGAGTGGCGATGGCAGAGCAGATGTTTGACAATATGGACAAAGCCGAGCGGCTAAAGGCTGTCTGCACAAGGCTTGCCCAAGACAAGGGCGTGTCGCCGGAGACACTGCTATGGCTGACACGCAAAGACCCAAAGCAGATGACTGCTGCGGAAAAGCGGTGGATAAAAGAGATAGAGGATGCCGCCAACGAGGATGCACCGCAAGGCGAAAACGCCACAGTGAGACACATCAAGGGTGTCATTCTTGACGAGTATGGTGTTGATGTAGACAAGGCATTGCGCAAGGCAGCGGACAGCCGCACCGATGCGGAGAAAACAGCCATATCGGCTTACAACAACGAATTGGCGCAGGCGGTCGCAGAGCGCAAAAATGCCATTAGCCAAGGCGAGACGACTGACGCATACAGACGGGGCTACGAGGCAGACACGCAAGGTATGCGTGATGCCTACGTGGCGCAGATGTATGAGCCAAGCGAGGATAATGCCGAGACACTTAGAGGGGTGGAGTCGCAAATCACGGAGAGTGCCAAATATCAAGCGGCATTGGAGAGAGACGAACTGACTCAGATGACGCACAAAGACGGCTCCATACACCTTGCCACGCTTAAGGATAAAGACAAGGACGGCAATGGCAAACAAGTGTACATCGTAGACGGTGACATCGTGATGAAGGAAGACGGGAGCGGCATTGACGCAGACGCAAGCAGTAAGAGCGTCATCATATACGACCCGGCTACTGGAGAGAAAAAGATGGTGTCACCAACTGCGGTTGACGGCATAGAGTCGCTTGGCGAGGTCAAGACGGCAGAGCAGAGAGAGGCAGAGATAAACGCACGTATGCAGGACACCATCCAAAGTGGTAAGGATTGGTTGGAGGGCAACGTAGCCAACCCTGTCGGTATGCAGATACAATTGGGTGACGGACGTATCGCCACCATAGAGGCGATGCACGAGGACGGCAAGTCAGCCATAGCGACACTCCCTGACGGCACTCAGTTCCTGGTGCCGAATGACGTGTTGCAGAGGATCGTCAACAACGGGCAGTATGCGGATTACAAAGCGAGGAGAGATGCCGAGGCAAGCAAACGAGAGGCAGAGCAAAGCACCGAGAGCGCATCGGAGACAGCCACGGAAGGCGGACAGCCATTGCCGGAGGAGGCTTCCCCTAAAGAGGAGGAGAGCAGAGAGTATGCGCAAGGAGACGTGTTTGATGTCGTTGTAGACGGGCAGAAGATGCACGCAGAGATAGTGTCACCAAAGGACGCAGACGGCAGGTTCGTCGTCAATGTGGATGATGGTGAGTCTATGCGCACTCTGTATGTCACCCCGGAGGAGTTGGCTGCGATGGAATACAGAGAGGAGCCATCGCCAAAGGCGGAAGAAACAAGGCTTGCCACCGAGGATTCCTCGGATAAGGCATTGGAGAGAGGAGCGCAACCGACAGAAGAACACACCCCGACTGCGCTTGAGCGTATTCCGAGAGATGAAAAAGGCAACGCTCAATTCCACGATGTTGACACCGAAACCGCTTGGGACGGTCTCGTGGAGATGTCGGGCAACGAGGGAACCGCACATAAGGTGGCGGAAGCATCGCTCGCCAATGCTGAGAAGAAGTTGAAGGCGGCAAAGGCACTGAAGGAGAAAGGAGACACCCCGGAGGCGTTGTTGCAATCTATAAAAGAGAACGAGAAGGCGGTAGCGGAAGCAGAGAAAGAGGTAGCCGCTTGGAAAACCATCGTAGGAGAGAAAGCACGCAGAGAGGAAGCCGCCAAGGCGGAAGCGGAGCGCATAGCGACCGAGAAGGCGGAGGCGGAAAGGAAAGCCGCTGAGGAGCGTGAACGTGCCGAGAAAGAGGAGAAGGCTCGCATTGAGGCAGAGAAGAAAGAGGCAGAGAGAATTGCTGCAGAAAAGGCAGAGGAAGAAGCTCGTGTTGAAGCTGAAAGGAAGGAACGTGACGAGAACGGACAACCTTTCGTTGTCTCGTCGGACGGAACGACAACATTCGGAGAGATAACGGAGGACACTGGTCTTACTGCCGCTCCGATAAAACTGAGCGAGGGTTTCCAAGATGCCAATACAGGCAAAGGATATGGTCTTGTTCATATAGAGGCTAATCACGGAGAGCAAATTCGTCAAGCAGGTTTCACTTCTGTAAAAGAATTTGTTTCGTTCGTAGCAACCCATTATGACACAGATAACATTCGAGTAGGAAAGCGTAGAGATGATGGAAGTGATACTTTTCTCATTCAAGTAACAGACACTCACGACAATACCCTATTCATAGAATTATCAAAAGATGGTTCGTATTGGAACGTAAATAGTGGCGGTATATTCCGCAAAGGGTATTCTAATAAAAAAGAAACGGTCGCTAAGACCGAACCTCAGCAACCGACCAATGCCGTATCAAGTGACTCTTCGCTTTCTGCGAATGTTAAGGATGGCATTACAAACGCAGAACCCAACGGTGAGCCTACCGTTTCTTTAGACAAAGGTACGACTTTACCAGCAGACCAACAAACTTCTGATAAAGAAAATACTAAAAAAGTCGCTGATAGTGAGGGTGAAAATACACTTAAAGCCAAAATTGAAGCTGCGTCAGCCGATGTGAACACCGAGCCCACCGAAGCACAGAAAGAGGCTGGCAACTACAAGAAAGGTCATGTGCAGGTGGGTACGTTCGACATCACTATTGAACAACCAGAGGGTAGCATACGCCGAGGCACAGATGCTGACGGAAAGAAGTGGGAAAGCAAGATGCACAACACTTACGGCTATTTCCGTGGAACGGAGGGCGTGGATGGCGACCACATAGACGTGTTCCTCTCCAATGACATTGACGGTTGGAACGGACGCAAAGTGTTTGTCGTTGACCAATACAACCCCGATGGCACATTTGACGAGCACAAGGTGATGCTCGGCTTCAACGATATGGACGAGGCAAAGAGCGACTATCTTGCCAACTATGAGAAAGGTTGGGAGAATGGGCGCAGGATAACCGTGTCCACAACCAATCTTGAAGACTTCGAAAAATGGATAGACAGCAGTCACCGCAAGACAAAGCCATTCAGCGAGTATTCGTCAGTGAACAAAGAAACCGTTGCCACCGACAAAGGTGGTGAAAAGGCGGAGAAGAAGCAAAAGAAGCAGAGCGTTTTTGACAAGGCTAAGGAGATTGCCGACAAGGAGGAGAAGAAACGCAAGGCGGAGGCTGAGGATGACAAGCCAAAAGAACAGCCACTGACTGAGGCGGAGCGCAAGGACGCCGAGGAGGTTGCAGGTGCGTTGGGCTATCGTGTGGAATGGGTGGACACGATGGAGGAGAACGGAACGATAGACGCGGACAGGAAAGTGATCCGTATCGCAAAGGATGCCGAGAACCCGTTGGTGCAGGTGCTGGGGCACGAGGTGGCGCACGGAGTGAAGCGGATGGACGGTGGCAAGTTCAAGGCTTTGCAGAAGGCGGCTATGGAGGTCGTCGGCGAGAAGGAATGGAATGAACGCATCGAGAAGAAGCGCAAATTGAATGCTTATGCCGAGGGGAAACTTTCCGAGGAGGTGACGTGCGACATTGTCGGAGAGGCGTTGGACAACAAGGTTGCGTTGAAGCGTCTTGCCGAGTCGCTGAGAGGGGAGAAAGGCATTATTGCCCGTCTGCGTGACGCAGTGGCGAGGATGGTCGAGTATTTCAAGAACAGAGGCAACAAGGAAGGTGTGCGCAGGATGAAGGCTGCCGACAAACTTCTCGCAGAGTTTGAGAGTGCGCTGAAGGATGGAGATGGAGTCAACGAGAGCGCGAGAGAGGCGGACGTGCCAACAGACAATGTGGGCAATATCGATTTCTCTCATAGGACGTACCACGACTACAAGGATGATGACGGAAACGAGCATAGAGGCACAAGGGGGAAAATAATAGAATACCTTAACAATGCCGGGATGAAGAAATCCGATATCGGGAAGTTTGTGGACAATATGGACTATTGGTACGATTTGACGGGCAAGGTCGCCAGCCTTGTGGACAAGGACGGGAACTTTGACTTCCCTGCATTCCACGAGTGGTCGCAGATATCACCTTTGTACAAGAAGTACGAAGGCAATATTGTCCGTGCGGTGTCAACGTTGGTTTCCAATGGGGAGTACCCGTTGAATTTCGAGTTGTCCACGGACTGCATCAAGCGTGAGGCGTTCACTCAGATACTGAACGAGATGGTTGATTTGGGCGGAGCGATATGGAAGAACCTTACTCCAGCCAAGATACAAGAACTGCGCACACTTCAGCAGAGCTACGGCATACAGGTGGCTTGTCCGTTGTGCTTTGTGGAAGGCAAGCGACTGAACATAATGAAATGGGCGACAGGCGTGACCGACAAATGGAACGAGGCTGTGAGAAGGGTTGTAGGAGACGAGGCGACACCTTTCGGTTTCGGCAAGGGGACGTATGTGCCGGCCACTCCATACAATGAGAGAACCACTCCGCAGGAAGTGACAGACCAGATAAACGAGGTGGCGCGCATAGTGGGAAGCCGAGAAGGAGCACTTCCTAAAGACCTTGCGAGGATGCAGGAGAACACGAAAGCTATGGAGGCGTTGCTTCAGCAGTACTATGAGGACTATGTAGCCAAGCACGGCAGTGCAGAGGGGTTCTCGCTCAGCGAAGCGCAGTTGGGCGAGCTTGCCAAACTCAGAGGCAAAGGTGCGAGCAACGTGGTGGACAGAATGGTGGATATGATAGCCACCCACCCGGAGCTTCAGCATACGCTTGATGTCTCAGACCTTGTAGGCTCGAAAGGCTTGATGGCGATACGCGGGCAGAGCGGAGATGGCTTCGCCAAGATGTATTCTCTGATAGTATGCGCCAACGGAACGGGCACGCCCAAGATAGTGCAGGACGCACAGCCTTACAGCGGAGATATCCTTGACGTGAGACAGAGCAAGTTTGACAAGGCGGCAGAGATAGGCGGAGCGAGATTGTTCTCGTTCTCCGACTTTGACTTGACGAAGACTTTCGACATAATGCAGATTATGTGGGATTGCGCCGCAAGAAAGGCAAAGGTTCAGTCTTACAGCAAGGAGATACCCTACATCCTGATGTTCGGCAAAAGCGGAGTGAAGATAAATATGTCTATGTTGCCCGAAGCACGTCCGTCGGAGGGTCTTGTGCAGGAATATAAAGAGGCCAAAGGCAGTGCAAGGAAATATGTCCTTGAAAAGATAATGGAGAATGCAGGATTGGATATGGAAGGAGGGCATATCGTGGGAATACAATTGTCCGACTCACACTCTGTTTCTAAAGAGTTTGCAGAATCAATCTACCATAATCCCGACTACAATGCCAACTGCGGAGCCATAATGGTTGGAATCTCGGTTAACCACGCTTTGTATGCTATGGGGCAAGATTACATCCGCCAAGTGATTCCGTTCCATCTCAGCGGCATGCCGATATCAGCAAGGCGTGCCACGGACTGCCAATACTACAGAGACTTCACCTCGGAGCAGAACACCGGCATCATAGTCAACGGAAGAAGGGTGAAGCAGTTTGACGGGGGCGGCAAACCCATCCACAACAAGGATGTGCCGTCAGACTTCGACTTCTACGAAGGCGAGAACGAGAAAGGCTGGGATATGCGCCAGCGTTGCCGTGACTATGTGAAGTGGTGTGGAGAGAACGGACTCGTTCCGAGATTCGAGTGGGCGGTCAATTCCGACAACTACAAGGCTTGGTGCAAGAAGAAAGGCTACCAGCCCAACCAAGAGATTGTTGATATGATGGACGCGCACACCACAGACGGAGTCTATGACGAGTACTACAAAGTGATCACCGACTTCACTGCGTACAAGCCTATATTCGACAAGGACGGCAACACGATAGGAGAGGAACCGGCACCGCACAGACCCGTGACGGGCGACTTCGCTATGGACGACAAGACACTCGGAATGGTTCTCGGAGTTGACTCTGAAGGCAGAAAGGTTGACGATAATTCAATGCTCGCCAACAGAGAGAACACGATAAAGAATGCCGATGCCAACAAGAAGGAGATTGCGGAGAAAGCATTGCTGATACTCAACGGCAAGGCGAAGGTGGAAGACTTGGTTAGGAAAGGAGGTGAGCAGTTTGACAACAACAGCGATTCAGATAAATTTTTTGAGTCATCGAACGAAGGCATCGACCGCAGCGTAAGGGAGAACCGAAGCGAGAAGACGGAGTTGACAGCGGCGGAGCGGGAACTGAGGGACAACCTTGTGGAGCGTATGCGCAAGGGTGGACTTGACGTGGTGACTGATTCGGAAGAGATGCAGAGAGTCATAGACACCGAGAACGAGCGGACAAGGATGACGGGTGCCGGTTCAGTCCGTGAGCATCGTGTGTATCACGGCAGCGGAGCGGACTTCGATGCTTTCGACCACTCGCACATGGGCGAGGGAGAAGGTGCGCAGGCTTACGGCTGGGGTACTTATGTGACCGAGGTGGAAGGCATCGGCAGGACGTATGCTATTCAGAATACAACGAAGCACAACGATGCTTTACGTGCATTGCAACACGATGTAGATGCTATATCTGACCAACTTAACAGACACCGGGATGATTTGAAGTATGACGAAGAGCAGTTAAAACGTGCTAACGAATGGAGAGCCGAGGCTGAACTTGACTATGAATTGTTCAGAGATGAAGCTGAGGAATTAAAGGAAAAATATGGGGAGGCTTCTCCTAAATACCGAAACCATCTGTTTAATGACATCTATACAGATGAAATGAAACGTGCTCAAAGTTCAGTTAAGAGCACAGAAGAGTCAATCCAGTATCGCAAGGAGAAAATCGCAGAGCTGGAAAAGGCATTAAAGGATAAGCAAGCGGAGATTGATGAACTGCCGAAGGAGTTTCCACGCCACCTATACACTGTAGAAATCCCCGATGACAATGGCAGCAACTATCTGGATTGGAATGGCCACCCTGCTGAATCTTTACTGAAAGATGTAGGTTCGTTTTTGGAGAGTAATGGCTTTGAGAGGGTACAGGATAACCCTGTCAGATATGAGAAAGGCGAAAGCACCGTTGTTTTGAACCCCAAAGCGACTGGAGCTGATTTGTATGCGGAATTGCGTGAGGCTCTTGGCAGCGACAAGAAAGCGTCACAAGCATTGGCTGAGTTAGGCTGTATTGGCATCAAATATCCTGCTGACAATATGCGAGGTGGCCGTGAGGATGGCGCAAAGAACTACGTTATCTTCAACGAGAATGATGCGAAGATAACCGACCATACACGCTTTCTGCGGACTGCAAGCGGAGAGGTGTACGGCTTGGTCAAGGACGGACGCATATACCTTGACCCAAAGGTGGCTACAGCGGAGACCGCGGTACACGAATACACGCATCTGTGGGGCGATATGCTGAGACGCAAGGATTCCGAGCAATGGAGCCACACGGTGAAGGAACTGAAGAACAGCGTTCTTTGGGAGGAAGTGAAGGAGTCGTATCCGGAGCTGAAGACCGATGACGAGATAGCGGACGAAGTGTTGTCGACGTTCAGCGGACGCAGAGGAGCGGAACGCTTGCGCGAGGAGGCACGCAGGGTTGCCGATGGCGAGGGCGGAGTGTTCACCAAGGCGAAGGCTATCGAGACGTTGGAGCGAGTGAAGGAAGCCATAGCGCGGTTCTGGGAAGGCGTGGCGAGGATGTTCGGCATCAACCGCTACCGCAGTGCCGAGGAGTTGGCTGATATGGCAATGAGGGACTTGCTTGACTCCAAGAATCCTATGAAGGACGAGAGCGGAATGAGAAAGCGAGGAGAGGTTGGCGATGAGGGAGTAAAGTCGCTGAAAGGAGAAGAAGCAATGGTGGCTCTTGACAATATTTTCGAAGACAAAAAGACTGAGAATATGCCACAAAAGGTTTCATCTTTGGTCAAATTTATGGAATTATTCCGAAAGCCTGTTCGCACATTCCTTGGCGAAGTTGTGAATGTTAAGGAAGAAGTCTATAATAAAATCATTCGTGAGAAAAGAACAAGTATTTCAGGTGCTGTATTGCCGACTCTTGAAAATGCAGACTTCGCCATACGTGATACAGATGGAAGTACTTTATATATAAAGCGATTTAAGAGCGAAAACAATGATAATGTTTATAATATAGCAGTTGTAAACAAGTATGGTGAAGTGGAGGATTATGTAAGTTCCGTTCACATAAAGAGTGACAACAATCTACGTAACAAAATAACGAAAGGTGCTGAATTGTTACTACCGCAAGAACGGATTACCGACGGGATTTTGCCCCGAAACAATCCAACACCCACTGCAAATGTAACAAATATTTCTGAGCCGAGCAAGCCACGCTACAGCAGAAAGCCGGGCGAGAGCATCTTCGACTATGCGTCACGTGTGTCGGAGGACGTGGATAGAAGCGTGAGAGAAAGAGTAAGCGCACGGGACGAGTATGAGAAGAAGGTCAAGAGCAAAGGCTTCCAAACGAAGGAGGCGTTGCAGAACAGTATGCTCGGACTGCAGGAGTTTATGTCCGCAATAGACCGCGCATCGGGCAACAAGCGGTACATGGAGGACATTCCCGATTTTGAGAATCCGATACTCGGAGAGAACCGCCTGTCGTCGGTGAACAAGGAGGAGATGCACCAAGTTGCCAAGACGCAATTCAAGCCGTTGATGTCGGCAGTGGCCAAACTGAGCGGCAACGGCAAGGAGAGCGGAGAATTGTACGACTATATGTTCGCCAAGCACGGACTTGAGCGTGATGCCGTGATGCGGCAGAGAGAGGCGCAGAAAGAGTTTGACAAGTACCAAAAGGCAAATCCCAAAGGAACTAAAACGATTGGAGATTTTGTTGCAAGCCTTGAAGGCAAAGACTATGCAGGACTTACGGCATTGACGGCAGAAGACGGCAGGGTGAAGTCGATACAATCGCAGATAGACGCCATAGACGAGCAGATGAAGGCTACAGACGACCAATTGTTGCTCCGTAAACTCGGAGGTCAGAAGAAGCGGATGAAGGTGGATTTGCTCAATGCCGCAAGGGATGCCGCCGATGACATCCGCAAGACTTTTGAAAACAATCCGAGCCATGATCGGTCAGACATAAATGAATTATGGAAGCGTGTAAACGAAGTGAACGGCAGCACGCTGAGGAAGTTGTACGAGAGCGGTATGCTCACGAAAGAAGCATACAACGACATCAGCAGTATGTACACGAATTACATCCCTATGAGGGGATTCGACCAAACGACAAGTGCGGATGCCTACGCTTATCTGACGCACGGCGACAGCGCATTCAACGCACCGATAAAGACAGCCAAAGGGCGCAGCTCCAAGGCTGACAATCCTATAGCATATATGCAGGCGATGGCGGAGAGTGCGATAATGCAGGGCAACCGCAACGTATTGGTGAAACAAAAGATGTTGAACTTTGTGCGCAACCATCCGAGCGACCTTGCAAGTGTCAGCGATGTGTGGTTGCAATATGACTCGGTTGCCGATGAGTGGAAGCCGGTGTTCCCCGACAATATCGGTGCCAATGACAGCGCATCTGTGGTGGCGAAAAAGATGAAGGCATTCGAGGATAAAATGAAACAGATGGCAGAGAAACACCCGGACTTGGTGCAAAGAAGCAACGAAGCACCTGACATCCCATATAAGGTGGTAGAGAAAGGGCAGTTGAACGAACACCAAGTGCTTGTGAAGCAAAATGGCAAGTCTTACATCATCACCGTCAACGGCAGCCCAAGAGCGGCACAGGCGGCGAATGGCTTGACGAATCCGGACACAGACTTTACGGGTGCAGTCGGTAAAGTCTTAGAGGGAGCCGAGGCGTTGAACAGACAATTGTCCTCCTTATACACCACGTTGAACCCCGACTTCATTGGCTCAAACTATGTGCGAGATGCCTTGTACTCAAATACAATGGTGTACGTCAAGGAAGGAGCTAAGTATGGTGGTTCCTTTAATCTCAATTTCGCCAAATACAATCCAGCGGAAATGGCGAACCTATATGCACGTTACAACAAAGGCAGCCTTGACACATCCAATGAAACGCATAGACTGTTTTTGGAGTTTATGCAGAATGGTGGAGAAACTGGCTTCGTGAACCTAAAGCAGATAGAGAAGAGGAAGTCGGAGATAGCGAAAGCAATCAAGCGGGATGGGGAAATATCCGCGGCACAAATTTGGGGCGGTTTGAACGATGCCATTGATTTCGCCAACAGGGCAGTAGAGAACAGCGCAAGGTTTGCGGCATATGTCACGTCACGGAAGAGCGGACGCAGTCTAGGAAGGTCAGTATATGACGCAAAAGAGATTTCCGTCAACTTCAACAGAAAGGGAAGCGGCTCTAAATTTATGGGAGCGGAAGGACAGACCAAAGCAGGAAACGCCGCCGCCTTTGTGTCGGGAGCCGGAAGAGGCTTGTATATCTTTTGGAACGCAGGTCTTCAAGGTCTCACTAACTTCTCAAGACAGATAGGGAGACATCCTGGCAGAGCGTTGACATTGGCGTCATTGCTGTTTGGCTTTGGTGCATTGATGTCGTATTTAGGGAATAGAGACGATGACGATGAAAACAATTACTTCAATCTTCCCAAGTATATCCGCAGAAGCAACGTCTGCTATAAGATTGGAGATTTGTTTGTCACGATTCCCCTTCCCGTTGAGTATCGGTCATTCTATGGACTTGGAGAATTGGCGATCAGCACACTTGCCGGAAAAGAGGACGGAACGACAAAAGACATCGCCAAAGAAGCGGTTTCACAAGTATCGCAGTTGTTCCCTATTGACTTTGCAGAAGGAGGCGGAGGACTGCACGCATTGATTCCGAGTGCCGTAAAGCCGATAGTAGAGGCAGAAACCAACACCGCATGGACAGGTCTGCCGATTTATAAGGACAATGATTTCAACAAGAATATGCCAGAGTACACGAAAGTGTATAAGACCGCCAATGGGTATCTTGTTGAGATAGCGAGAGCGTTGAACGATGCCACAGGAGGCAACAAGTACAAAAAAGGCTTTATAGACATAAATCCTGCGAAAATGGAATATGTCCTCAAGGGTATGCTCGGAGGAGCGTTCAGTTTCCCAGACAAACTTGTCAAAACAACAGAGACGATTATGGGCGACCGTGAATTTGATTGGCGGAACACACCTTTTGCCAACAGATTCGTGAAGAACGCAGACGAGAGGACGGAGTACAAGTCTTTGAACGAACAATACTTTAAGTTGAAAGATGAAATGGATGTCGTCAAACAACAGCTGAAAGGCTTTGAAAAAGAAGCTGATGCCGGGAACGAAAAATACAAAAAGGCTCTGCTTCAATTGGAGGACAGCAAAGATTATGAAAAGTTGGAATTGTTCAAGGATTATGAGAAGGAACTTAAAGGCTTGAACGATGAACTCAAGGAACTAAGGATGTCTCCTGATTATGACAAGGCAGAAGAAAAAGAGTTGCAAAAAGAGATTGCGGAACTACAGAGACAATTGATCGACGAGATGAGAGAAATTAAAAAATAACTACGCTTAACTGATTGTGTTCTATAACTTTGAGGATATGATAAAGGTTAACAAGAATAGAATGGTACCGTTGTCTCGGCTTACTCAAAGAGAGCGAGCCGAGATGGACACGGTCAAGTTTGACAACAAGTTCAACGATGACCGCAAAGCGACAGACATCCTTTTCCTTGCGAAGAACTATTGGGATGCTATGAGCAAGTTCCGCAAAGACCGGAAGCGCAACAAAGATTACAATTACGGCAACCAATGGGGCGACAAGGTGGTAGTTGACGGCAAGGCGATGACCGAGGAGGAGTATATCATAAAACAAGGCGGCACACCGCTGAAGTCCAACCTTATCCGCAGGCTTGTGCGCAACGTGCTTGGCGTGTACCGCTCTCAGACCAAGGAGCCAATGTGTGTAGCTCGAGACCGAGACGAGCAGACGCTCGGAGAAACAATGTCGACCATACTCCAGTACAATTGGCAGTTGAACGAAATGTCGGAGATAAATGCGAGGTCGTATGAGGATTTCCTCATAGGCGGTCTTGTAGTGCATAAGAAAACGTTCGGGTGGCGCAACGGCAAGTGCGACTGCTGGACAGACTATGTCAACCCGGACAATTTCTTCGTTGACAACAGAGTCACCGACTTCCGCAGTTGGGATACGCAGGTAATAGGCGAGATACACGACTATTCGTTCGAAGATGTGTGCCGAGAGTTCGCACATTCACCGGAAGACTATGCGGCGTTGCGAGGCATCTACGCACAGGCGCACAATGCCAAGTACTACTCCATAGACACGTCATATACGTTTGGCTCGAAGCGAGAAGGAGACCTTGACTTCTTCATTCCCAAAGACCCTAACCTATGCCGTGTCATAGAGGTTTGGAATAAGGAGATGAAACCCCGCTTCCGGTGCCATGACTATATGACGGGAGACTACTACAAGATAGACGAGGAGGACTATAAAGAGTTTGTCTTAGACGAGAACCAACGCAGAAAGGAACAGGGTATGGCGCAGGGCATCGAGGAGGACGACATCCCTATCATTGAGGCTGAATGGTTTATGGATGACTATTGGTATTACAGATTCCTCACCCCTTTCGGTCATATATTGCAGGAAGGCGAGACACCCTACAAACATCATTCCCATCCGTATGTATACAAGGCATATCCTTTGATTGACGGAGAGATTCACTCGTTTGTCAGCGATGTCATAGACCAGCAGAAATACGTCAACCGACTGATAACGCTGAACGACCTTGTCATACGCAGCAGTGCCAAAGGAGTTGTCCTCTTCCCCGAGGAGGCGAAGCCTGACGGAGTAACTTGGCGAGAGCTACAGGAGACGTGGGCGAGAGCTGACGGCTTTATGGTGTACAACGGCAAGAGCGGCACAGCACCGAGACAAATGAGCAGCAACAATACCAACGTAGGCATCCAAGAGTTGTTGTCGTTGCAGTTGAAGTTCTTCGAGGACATCAGCGGTGTCAACGGAGCGTTGCAAGGCAAGCCGGGCTATTCGGGGATGTCGGGAACGATGTATGCGCAACAGACACAGAACGCCACCACATCGCTTGTGGACTTGCTTGAGGCATTCTCATCGTTCGTGGTGCAGTCGGCATACAAGGACGTGAAGAATATGCAGCAGTTCTACGACACCAAGAAAAAGGTGAACATTGCAGGACGCAGTGGCGGAGCGGTGGTCTACGACCCTGAGAAGATAAACAACATAGAGTTTGACCTTTCCATTGTCGAAAGCACGCAGACACCTGTCGTGCGTCAGATGGCGAACGACTTCCTTATGCAGATATGGCAGTCCGGTCAGATTACATTGGAGCAGTTGCTTGAAGCAGGCAATTTCCCATTTGCCGACAGTCTGTTGCAGCAAATCAAGACACAAGGACAGGCGATAGCGCAAGGACACCCCTGCCGCTGTACAACAGATGCAGACAATAATGCAGGGAACCTAATGCTTGGCGAACCAATCGAGGAATGCGGAATGTTTAAGGGCGGTGATGTCGGCAGGCATCTCGCCCTTTCCGTTTCTATAGGGGGTGCAATAGAAACACGCCCTTTGCATATCGGCAACGGACGCATCTTTAGGTATGTAGTTTTTCCGTTTGAGGATACTGAAGTTGCGTCTGTCAACAACGACAAGTCTGCCATCCTCAGACGGCATCACATAATAACGCTCACCATTTTCACTATGAGCGTTGTCCGCGTTTCTTACGGCAAGAGAATACACAATCTCAGCCTTGATTTTCTTGAAAATATTCATATCAGAATTTTGCTAAAGAGTTAATATTGGTCTTTGTTATCAGTCTATCGTTGTGTGCTACAACGCTTGGACGTTCCATCTCGAAGAAGCATATATGCAACCCAATGGCACGAGTCATCAACAAGTCATCGTGCTTTCCGATTTCCGCACCGAACGATCCGTTCTGCTTCTGTTCGTAGCATAGATACTCATCAAGACACCGCTCGTCACGCTCTACATACAGAGCCTCCCTGACGACTTTCACAAGCGTGGATATAATCATCGGCTTCGTCTGCACGTTTGTATGGAATCCATACTTCACGCTTCTCCCCTCACGGATGTCAATCTCGCTCGGCTTGCGCGCATACAGATTGTTGTAGACATTCTTGATTTGGTTGAGGATGAACACCGACTGGTCGCCATCAACCATTCTGTCCCTGTCTTTAGTTTCAAGGGTGTTGGACTCTATGACAAGCAGGCTGTCGTTGTATAGTTTGGCTATCTGAGCCGCTTTCCACGCAAGAAGGTCGTGGTCTATATGTCCGTACCATTGCGCCACCACGCAAGGTTTTCCGTCCGTCTCCATCATCCAATACCTGTCGAACACCACGACAACGGAGAAGTCGGCTTTGTTGGAACGACCTCCAACGTCCACCACAGTAAGGTATCGGTTTGCGATGCGCTTGTCCGGGAACACTTCCGGCAATTCCCACACACAGAACTTTCCTTGCGAGTCCGCCTCGAATTTCACATGCTGCAAAGCTTCCTTGCCGCTGTCACCGTCACCATACACGTCCCCGACAAGCTGAGGAGGGCGACAGGACGGTTTGAGCAATTCCACCTTGTATTTGTCGAACACCGAGCATCCTGAGTGTTGGAAAGCCTCCACGTCATCGGATGGATATTCGGCAGCCATATCACCGTGTTCATCATACTCGGCACGTTTCAGACAATACCAATGGATTCCTTCAAGCGTGGCTCCCTGCTGCCATAGCCACCACAGATACTTTCCGCTGTCGTGCCGTCTGTCCGAGATATACTCGTTAAGTCTGTTCTTGTAGAGATTCCTTGCAAATTCCTCCCTGTCTTTTATCGGCAGCGTGTATCTCTCAATCTTGAACCACGGCACGAACAAGGATTTGAATGTAGACTTGTTCTCCTTGGCCGCACGGTATTCAGACTCGAAGAAATTACCCGTTCCGTTGGCTGTGGACTCATAGACAATCATTGTCATAGGCATAAGACCAGCACCGGAGCAGGCGGTACGCACAATCTCCTGCGGTGTCTTGCCCTCGGTCTTCTTCCAAAACGCCACCTCGGTGCAATGTACAAGCGCGGAGTCGCCGCCACGCGCGGAGTTAGGCTCCACGGCAGTGCCTATCTTCACCTTGCAGTTGCGTTGCGGAATCTTGAAGATGTTCCCCGATGCGGCTTCCGTCATAAACTTAGGCTCGTTGTCCTTGAAAGACGCACCGACATCGTACATCATCTCCAATGGATATGCCTGAATCAGTTTGTCGAACATACCTTTCACTTCCACCGAAGCATCCTTCGTGTGACCGACTATAAGGCTGTTCCATCCCGTTTTGTGGACAAGTTGTATCCACGACATATAAATCTGCGTCACCGTAGAGCCACCCCATTGGCGAGCCTTCAGCACTATCACACGGATGGGCGCACCGGCAAGGCGCATCTCCTCGAACACCGACACAAGCATACGTTGCGGAAGATTCAGCGAAAAAGGGATGTCATCGCCACCCTCCTTGTTCTTAATCCTTGCGAACACGAACGCCCAAAAGCAGAAGTCGTGCTTGCACCGTATGCGTATAAGTGTTTCCGACAAGGCTTCCTTTCCTATTTCCGGTCTGCCCGACGCTCCGAGGAACTTCGCCAAAGAACCGCACCTAAGCACCGCTTTCACGAAAGGCTCCTCAAGCATCGCTTTCGGCACGTACTGCCTCGGTATGTCAAAGTCGGGAATCTCAATCCATTCACGTTCCAATATAGCACCTTCTCCGGTCAAAGGATTGAACGGAGCGAAAAGGACGGCATTCCTATTGTCATTCTCCTTCAGCAATCGTTCAATTTCTTCTTCCATTTAATCGGATTGATAAGCAGTCCGTACAACAGACCTGCGATGTAACAATATAGATGGATTATGCCGTTCACACTCGGTATGAGCATACCAAGGAGAATGAACGCTGCCATATATGAATGGTAGTAAACCTTGTGCTCCACCAGATAACTGAAGCGACCGAGCAGAACGAAGCATATTCCGGACAATCCTACAGTAGGCACGTCCCACATTATAGGAGTGAACGAAGCGCAGACAAACGCCACAACAATGTCGGACACCGCAATGTTGAAAGTGAACGCCACGGCAAGCAGACACCACACGTTCATAAGACAGTGGATAGCAGAAACGTGGAAGAAATGATAAAGGAATCTGTTGCGGAAAGCGCATCCGTCGAATATGGCGAAAGCCTCCACATCGTTCACGAGTAGAAGACAAATAACAGCGGCTGACACCGCAAGCACTATATTGCGAGCTGTCCGTTTCTCCATCTCTTCTTGATTTTATGGAGGATGACCTTTGCACTCTTTATTGTGAGATAGAACTTAGGCGCACCGCCCTCTATCACACGTATAACGGCATCCTCAAGTTTGATACCTTCGTGAGCCCGCTCAATCTCAGCCACACGCTTCTCTATCTCCTCGAACATCTCTCTGCGAGTGCCGCCCATCTGTGCCAAGTCATAGCCCTTGCGTATCTTGTGGATCATCACGACCGCACGTTCTATGGACACCCAGAAATGCGATGTCGGAGAATTTATGGTTGCAGTAAGAATGTCAGAAAGGTTGAACTCCCCTTTCTGAAGCGACAACTGTTCACGGAACGCACGCATAAGGTCTCTGTCCCTGTCGTCCTTGAAACACGCAATGCTACCTTTCTGTCTCATACCATATCAAAATTAAAAATTACTCAGTTAATAAAAAAGACTGATAGCCAACACGATAGGAGTAACTTTGGGTAAGTAAGAATATAAACAAAGCAAATCAATATGGAAGACCCTAAGAATGAACAGGTTAAAAGCAAGCGAGACTCCTTTCTCGAACGTTTGAAGGGGAAGTACCCCGACAAGGAATTCGCTGACGATGAGGAGATTTACGGAGCTATCAACGATGATTACGACAATTACGACAACGAGTTGAAGCGGCTGAAGGATGACGAAAGCAAAATAATGGAGATGTTTTCGGCAGACCCACGCACGGCAACGTTGTTTCAGACGGCAGCCGCAAAAGGCGATGTCATCACAAAGTTCGTGTCGTTGTTCGGCCCGGAGATTGCCGATGCCTATGAAGACCCCGAGAAGATGGAGGAAATCTCCAAAGCGGGGCAGGAGTATCTTGACCGCATAGCGCAGAGCAGAGACCTTGAAGAGCAGTATAACAAGAACATTCAGAAGTCGGTGGAAGACATTGAGCAACTGAAGAATGAGAAAGGCTATACCGACGAGCAGGTTGATGAAGGGATGAAGAAAATCTGCCAAATCGCCTATGATGCCATTGTAGGCAAGTTCTCCAAAGAAGCACTCGACTTCGCCTTTAAGGGATTGTCACACGATGAGGATGTAGAGACGGCGGCGCAGGAAGCGGAAGTAAGAGGACGCAACGCCAATATCGAGGAGAAGCTGAAAAAGCGCAGCAAGGGTGACGGAATCCCAGCCGCACCAAGCGGACGCGCAGGTTCAGCGCAGACCACACCGAAGCGCAGTCTTGGAGCCCTTGACTCCGCAAGTGAAGCCTCTTCCATTTGGGAGAGAGGAGGATTTAAAAGAAACAAGACAAATCAATATTAATAAAATTAGAAAACAATGAAGAAAGAATTTTTGAAAAAGAACTTGTGGCGAATGCTTTTGGGTATTTTGGCAATGGTGTTCGGCGCAACGGACGCCGTCGTAATGGCGGCAGCGGCAGACCTTCCTGACGCAGGAAAGACCAATTCGGGCAACCCCGACAGCACCGACGGCATCGCGACCGAGACGCAAGGTCGTGAAGACGGAGACCCGGAGATGTATACTAAAGACATCGACTCGAAGATTGTCAAGATTCGTCCGATGGCTACGCCTATCGACCAAATCAGCCGATACGGCAAGTTCTTGAAGACCGACTCAATGATCGTCAAGTACTATTCTCTCGGCACACGACCCATCAAGACAACGTTGTCGGAGAATGTAATCAAGATGGAGAATGGCGCCACATCTATGACAATCAAGGTGTCAGACCCGACAATGTTCACACTCGACGACACAATCCGAGTAGTCGGAGCGAAGGCGGTTTCTCGCCCGGACGGGACTAAATACAACGATGAAGACCCGTTGGAGAAAGATGACCCAATGCGTCCCGACTTGATTCTGTGTGTGTGCGGCAGAGACCAGAACAACGGTTATCCAGTAGTGTATGCGGTCAACGGAGACTTGAACGACAAGAAAGAGCCGATTCTCATTCCTGCGCTTAACAAGGACGAAGTGACACTCATCCGTATGGGCAAGGCTTGTGCGGAGCTTGACGTTCAGACAGGACGTTTCAACAACCTTCCTACAAGCGAGGAACAGTATTGTCAGAACTTTATGATTCAAGTGGAGCAGTCGACATTTGACAAGATTGCGTCAAAAGAGGTTGACTGGAACTTCTCCGACATCGAGGAGGACGGCATCTATGATATGCGCCTTGCACAGGAGAACACATATCTCTTCGGAGCGAAAGCACGTATCAAGCACATCACAAAGGACAATATGGACACTTGGTTCACAGGCGGTATTTGGTATATGGCAGGCAAGGACATCGAGGTCGGAACATACAATGAGACACGTAAATGTGTGGAAATCAGCGATGACAACCTTGTCGAGATTTCAAAGGACTTGTTTGTGGGCACTGGCATCGGCAACAAACGCAAGGTTCTCGTCGTCGGCTCCGAGATGCTTGAGGCATTCTCTAAAATCAAGTCGGAGAAATTCCGCTTGAAAGAGAACGTAGAATCTTGGAATCTTAAATTCAAGTCTTGGTCTACCGACTTCGGTGAACTTCTCGTCATCCATCACGAGCTGTTCGATATGAACGGAATGAGCGACTGCGGCTTTGCTCTCGATCCTGAGTATCTCACGAAGAAGACCCACATCTCTTGGCAGCGCAACGTGCTTGACTTGAAGAAGGCAGGCATCCGCAACACTGACGCAGTAGTGATCCAGGAGGTCGCTTGTCTGTATCTGCGTTATGCCAAGGCACACGCACGAATGAAACTTGCGGCAAAGGCAGGAGCGTAACTGAAACATAGTATTAACAGATAAAGGGGTGTCCAACCGATACCCCTTTTTAAAAATCATAACGATATGCAGAAAACATATAAGTCCAAGTCGTTTCTCAGCATCTCAGTGGCTGTAGGGAAAATGACTTGCCAAGACACCCAAGACAGTAACAAGTCTGTGACAAAGGACGTTTTCAAACACATCACCTTTGAACCGGACACCACGGGCTATGCTTACTACAGCACCGCTGACGAGACAGAGCAGAAGGCTATCGAGGCACACCCTTTGTTCAACAAGATGTTTGTTTTGAAGGATGCCCCGGCATCTGTGGTGGCAAAGAAGACAGCCGCAACACCAGTGGAGAAGAAAGAGGTAGAGGTGACGAGTGCGGCTGACGCAAAGCAGTATCTTGTAGACACGTTCGGCATCAGCAGAACGAAGATACAGTCGACGGCAGACATCAAGAAATACGCAGAACAGAACGGAGTAGTATTTGTAGGTATCTGATATGCGGTACGACTTGAAACAGATAGAGAAGGATGTGCGCCTTGTCCTTGACAGGAACAAGGCAGCGGACAGCCTCCTTGACGAGGAGACCACCACGCTTACGCTCAACGACATCATTGACGGGAGGATAGAACTTGCCGCACGCACCGTGCTGCTCAACGCTCCGCTGCATCTCATCGGAGAGGGGAAGGAATTGCCTGTGGACGTGAATTGGGAATCACAACCCGGCTATGGTATGGGATTCATTATGCTCCCGTCCGACTATCTGCGTCTTGTCACGTTTCAGATGACAGACTGGGAACGTCCGGTCACCGAACCGATAACAGAAGAAAACCCATTGTATGCAAGACAACGCAGCCGCTATCCGGGTGTCAGAGGATGTCCGCAGCGGCCTGTCGTTGCCATTGCTTCTTTTCCCCTTCCGGTATGGCGTTGGAGTTTTTCTCCTGCCGAGGAGGAGAGAAGGTGGCGGTGCGTAGGGCGCGGTATATAGCCATCCCCCAAATAGAGGAAGGAGAGAACAACGAGAAGACGATAGACCTTCCGCCCAAATGCTATGACGGCATTGTCTTCACCACGGCAGCGATGGTGTGCGCAGTGCTGAAGGATGACTTGGCGGCAGTAATAAGTGAAACGGCAAATCAATTATTGAAATGACAACAGACGTACATAATTTAGGAAATTTCGCATCACTGGCAGCCGCTTGGGAGAGATACCCAAATGGGGCGATGGTCGGAGACTACATATTCATTGCCGGGGTGCGGTATGACTGGGACAAATATGAGAAACAATGGCTGACACCAGTGGCGGTAACGGATATGAACATATCAGTGTTCGATGTCTCCACCTACGACTTTGAAGCAAATGATTGGCGGCACGCCTTGCCTAATGGAGAATACACTGTTGTCTCCAATACACAAGCGGTCGGCAAGCTGTTGAAGTATGACGACGGCTTCGTGCTTGAAGGTTTTGTCACATTGACGGAAGCGGGGGCGGACAAAGTGTTCTCTCCTGTCGTTGATGGCGACAAGCCAAAGGCGGACGCAAAAATATTGTCGGGCAACCAATCGTATCACAAGTATGTGTATGTGGATTCCAAAGGGGTGTACAATGTAAGCGACGCCACGGAGAGAGGTCAGATAGACGACATTCAACACCATCTTGACGACTTGCAACAATATGTGGACGACAATTTGAACTCGTTGAACAAGGCCGTTTCCGCTATAAAGAAGGATGTCGGCACGACGGAGGACGAGGCGGACAAGGAAGGCAGTCTGCACGCACAGATAAATTATTTGAAGCAGAACGGAGGAAGTTGTGACTGCGAAGAGATTCTTGAATACGACAAGGCTCTTGTGACGGCACTCACACCAGACTCCACATCAGAGGAGATAAGCCTCGCTTTCGTTCCCATAGGAGCGAAAGACAAGACAACACCTGTGCTTCCGAAGGTAAACGACCTGTTGGTGACCAATGGCAGTGTGAAGGAGATGGCTCAGTTTGTCAACGTCACCGACTATCTCACTCCAAAAGGCACACACCGATACACGCTGATTTACCAAGACGGCTCCATTCTTCACACCATACAGATGCTTGGCTTTACGAGTGTTCATTCCGTGGAGCAGAACGACCTTGCGGATTTTTCAGAAGTTGAATTGGTTCCAAAGACCATATAATCATTAAATTTATTTTTTTATGGCAGAAAAAAAACTACAAGTGGACAGCCCGGTGAAAGTAATCACATCTGGCACCAAACCGACCATTGAGAACTTACCGAAAGGGAGCATCGCAGTCGGCAGAGTAAACAACCGTCTTGCCGCTGTTGCCGCTCTCGGTGATCCAAGCGAAGAGACAGAGGCGGAAATCCAAGACCTTTTGCAGTACGATACTGTGGAAGGAGAGAATGCGACAGTCACCGATTTGGGAGGCATCAAGGCTGGAACAAAAGCAAGTGATTTAAAAGGCAAACCCCTAAGTGAAGTACTTGACGCTTTGTTGTTTCCGGTTGTAAACCCAACGTTTGTGGCTCCGGCAGCGACATTGACCCTTGATTCTTCAGTGGCAAGGACACAAGAGGTTGGGGCGGTGGCACCGACAGCGGACAAGTTTACACACTCTTTTAACAAGGGTTCTATCAACATCGCCGGCAAAAAGGTGAATGATAGAGCAGGTGCGGAAACGGCATTCGCATTGTCTTGCAACCAAGGCTCAATCCCTACTAAGTTCGACTCGGCAAGAGCATACACATATAAGGGGCGCGTTAGTTATGCAGAAGGCCCGCAACCTAAAGACTCGAAAGGCAACGATGTTGGAAGCCCTCTTACAGCAGGAGCGGTGGCAACCACAGAGGTTGTAGTGAACGCAGTATACCCTTACTTCGCAAACACGAAAAGTGCGGCAGAATTGACAAAGCAACCATTGACCACGATTAACTACATCGAGGTTTCTTGCGTAAGCGAAAATTCTCAAAACCGACACGCTTTCGCTTTGCCTGCGACATACAATGTGACCAAGATTGAGTACTTTGACACAGTCGCAAACAAATACAATCCGATGGCAGTGTCCGATTTCACAGGGGTGGTATACTCCCAGACCGTACAGGGCAATTCAGTGCAGTACAAGAAATACTCTCGCAACACGCAGGGTTTGTCTGCAGCAACAAAATTTAGAATCACATTCACTAAAGCATAGGAGGACATAAGTTATGGCAAGAATAAAAGGACAAGCGAATTATGCCTCTAACTTTGAGGTGTTGAAACAAGCTCCACTTGACTCAAGAAGCGTTGTGTCTGACTCTGGAGATTTGATAAAAGCAGTGACGTGGCGGGATGCCGATGGAAACGTATGGTTGTATGACGGTTTGATTGTCGTCGTACCGAACACAAATAATCCGTCAGCTCCGGAAGTGTATGTTCTTAAAGATAAGGACAACTATGGACGCCCTGACACTTGGTTTAAGCTCGGTGCGGACAATGCGTCAGCAGTGGCTGCCATTCAAGAGACATTGAAGAAAAAAGCCAATCTTGTATTAGGGAAGGTGTCAGTAAACGAACTTCCTGTTGCAACTTCGTTAGGAAATCCTAATAATGGTACAATTCCAACAACATTTGCAGTTAGCAAGGCTATTAATGATAAGATTGTAGGTCTGCTTAATTGGCAGGGGGTTAAAGATACTACTGATGAAATCAAGGCTATAGCATCTGCTAAGAAGGGTGATGTATGGCATTCAAACGAAGATGGTTCGGAATGGGTATGTACTGAAGATATATCTACAGTTAATGATTCTGCGTGGACTGAACTCGGCACTCCTATTGATTTGGGTGGATACTATACCAAGAATGAGGTTGACAAGAAGGTCAAACCGCTTGCCGACAGCATAGGCACTGATAGCGATGCCGCTTCTGCTAATGGTTCTGTGTATGCACGAATCAAGAAGAACGCGTCCGACATCTCAACTAATACAGCAAATATAAATGCAACTAAAGAAAAAGTCAGTGGTCTTGACACTAAGGTAACAGCTAACACCGAGGCAATTGCAACTAAAGCAAGTAATTCTGATTTAGCGGCATTGCAAAGCAAAGTTGAGCTTAAAGCAAACCAAAGCGATATTCCGACCGCTGTGCAACTCGTTGTGAAAACTATTTAAATATTTAACCAAGGGGATGGAGATTCCATCCCCTTCCTATTTATATAATTATGGCAGAAGTAACGATTAAACTTGATAGTCCTATTTCAATAGTAGATAAGGGTACTCCATCAACATCTAATCTTCCTAAGGGAAGTATTGCATTAGAGAAGGATAAAAATAATAATTTAAAGATATACGGAAATGTAGGCAATGAAGTTGTCGATATAGAACCTTAAAGTTAATGGTTGGGAATTTTATTGGAAAGACGTATGGGAAGAATCAGAACCATCGGCTATTAAACATATAGAAAGTGCAGGTGTTAATGCGGCCATTAATGAAATAAAGGGAACTGGAGCTGATGTGTCTGCTTTCACGTTTCCGACAACTAAAGATGAATTCATTGCATATCTGAAAACTATTACGTTTGATTTCAGCAATCAACCTAATCAAGTATCTGGTTATGGGAGTGTTATATACGGTATTATGAATAAAAATGCTGGAACAACTACTATTGTGGAAGGTATGCGTAACGCTGTGCCTAATAAAATACACAGGTCACATATAGAAGGTCAATATATGACTTTCCCAGATGTAGAATATGCACTGGATTGCCATGTAGAAGGGCAGGATTGTAATATTGTAGGATATGCTTCAATTTGTCACCTTGAGGGCAATGGTTCAGCAGTAGTTCATTCTATGGGAAAGAATGTAGGATTCTTCGAAGAAGCTTGTGCCTGTCATGTTGAAGGCGGTGGCGGAGTTGTAGGAGGAGCATATTCTCATGTAGAAGGGGATGGTTGTGCAGCTCTTAATACTGGAGCGCATTGTGAGGGTAAAGGCTACTATAAAAACAGTGTTACCGATTGGAAAAAGCGAACAGCTAAAGACAATGACTATTTAAAAGATTTGTGGAAAAAGATTCTATTCGGGAAAACTGACACAAGTGGGTATACTTATAAATTTTCAGCAGCAATAGGGAACGCATCGCATGTCGAGGGAACAGGTAATATCGCACCTAAAGCCAGTGCTACTTTGGAAGGTCTTGATACAGGTGCTACTGCATCATTTGTTAATGGGGCGAATCATGCAGAAGGAGCAGGTAATTTAGCTGGCGCCGCAGCCTCCCATGCTGAGGGTATTAGAAATGAAATAGGGGGTAATGCCTACGCCTCCCATGCTGAAGGTATTAAAAATACTACCCAAAACAGAGCAGAGCATGCTTCTGGTCAATATAACAAATCAAACAAAGCGACAGATACATTTGGAGATTCAGGCAACACCTTGTTCTCAGTAGGTTGTGGTACATCGGATGCTGATAGAAAGAATGCTTTCGAGGTAATGCAAGATGGAACATGTAAATATTATGATGTTGCTACAGGTGAACAGATAAATGTTGGTGTTGCAAAAGAATTATCAAAACCTTTTGATTTGACGATAGGAAGCACAACTAAGAAAGTTGATGGTAAATCGGCTGTTACTTTTACTGCTGAAGAAACTAACGCTTCAAGACAATTTAATGGAGTTTTAATACAGAAATTAACTACGGCAAGTACGGAAGCTGAAATAAGAAAAGCATTTACTGAAGTAAATACTAAAACTGTATTGTTTCCAACTCCAGGCAGTATTATATCTAAATTAGATGGAGGTAATAAAGGTATTGTTGTTTCATTAAGTGAACCTGATGTTACGACATTGGGACGAAGCATAGTTGTATATTATGGAGACGGAACTTATACTATTGTTGTAAAAAATGACTTTACTAAGGTATTAGTACCTTGGCGAAAAGACAGTTCTTTGCGTGACCTGTACATATCAGCTGGTGCTGTGTACAACGAGCAGACGGGGTACTATGAGCTGAACGGACTCACGGACATCACAGAGGAACAGATGAGGACGATATGGCAAGAAGATTTGAGCGGATGGTATCAGAAAGGAAGAACGAATCTTACGAGGAATATTAGCGTAAAAGGTAATACTGGAGGCTATAATGGAGAAATTGACATTGCCTGCATCTGTATTAATAACAAAAACTTGCAGGTGTTTAACTTAGGAGCAGATTGCTTTGCAAGATATATGGATTCTGCGTTCAGAGAATGCAGTAACTTAGAAACTATTGATACACGTTTTAGAGTAGTCCCTTATGATACAAGCCTTGGAATTAATACTTTTAGGGGTTGTATTAAGCTCAAAGATGTCAGATTTAATAACCATTACCTTCGCATGAAGGCAACGCTTAATTTATATGATAGTCCCTTGATTTCTAAGGAGTCTGTATTGTCGGCAATTACTACAACTGATAATGCATCTGCAACCAGTGCTGGGTTCTTAACAATCACCCTCCACGCAGATGCCTACGCAAGACTCAAGGATGATGCCGACATCATAGCGGCTCTTGAAGCAAAGAACGGAGTAGTAACATTAGTATCAGCATAGAATTATGATAACAAAACAAGACAAAGAGATTTTCAGCACGGAAGGAAAGTATGTGCATATCGTAGGAACAAACAATTATTTTAAACGGGGACTTGCTATTGGGCTGTCAGTAGAGCAGTGCGAGGAAGTGGACGAAGTGCCGCAGACCATCAACACCAAAGCCTATGAAGACAAGGTAGACAGCCTTATCCGCAACCGCTACTCGCTCAGCGAGGAACTCGGCATACTGCGACAGAAAGACACGAAGAAAGCGGAATATGACGCTTATTTCGCCTACTGCGAGCGATGCAAGGCGGAAGCCAAAGAATGGCTCAGAGAACATCCGAACGGCGATTTGCCGCCATTGCCGCAAGTGGAAGAAGTGACGGACTATCTTTCGGAAACAACTGACGATGTTGTGGGATTTGGGCAATAAAAAAAGGCTGCACTTACGCACAGCCCATTATAGTTTCGCAAGGATCGAAGACCCTCACCGCCTATTACACAACAAAGATAGAAACAATATTGAAAACCACAAAATGAAGGAAGAAAAAAATGACAGGAACGGCAGTTAATAACAGTCTTCGTATCGGGACTGCAAGTATGGGAGTGTTCATAGGCGAAATCAGCACACTGCTCTGGGATATGCGGTGGCTGATGCTCCTCGCTGGGGTGCTGATTATTGTAGACTTGTGGCTCGGTGTTCACAAGTCTATCTCCAACAACGTTGACATCCGAGCAAGCCGCGCTCTGCGGAGAACGATGATGAAGATAGCCGACTACCTTTGTATCGTGATACTCGGTGCGGTGGTCGGCAAGGCTCTCGGAGAACCGCTCGGATGCTCCGCCATCGTAATCGCCGTGGTGCTTATGTCAATTGCTTGCTTGTGCGAGCTTGACAGCATCATCAGCAACTGGGGCGAAATTAAAGGAGTGAAGATAAACGTCTTCAAAATAGTTCTCGGTCTTGTAGGCTACAAGCGAAAAGAACTTGGAGAAGCACTAAAGGGAACGATTACAATAACTAAAAAACGGAAGAAATGAAATATTTCACACTTAACGAACTGACACGGAGCGACACCGCGACAAAGGATAAGATAGACAACACACCGACCGCGGAAGCGGTGAAGAACTTGACGGCACTCGTAGACAAGGTGCTTGACCCTTTGAGGGAGATGTACGGCAAGCCGATATACATCTCCAGCGGCTACCGCTGTCCACGGCTGAACAAGGCGGTCGGAGGTGTCGCTGGCTCACAGCACAAGACAGGACAGGCAGCCGACATCAATCAGCGAAGCCGCGAGGAGAACGCGCGTATCTTCAAACTGATTGAGGAGAACTTCGACTTCGACCAACTGCTATGGGAGAACGGCGGTCAGTGGGTACACGTCAGTTTCCGTGCTGACGGCAAGAACAGAAGACAAGTGAAACGACTATGGAAGAAATGATTTATTAACCAGACAACGGAACGCGCTCTTTGACATACGGAATCACCGAAAAAAAACTACAAAATTTTCTTGAAATTATATCCAATATTTCGATGAAATTATATATCTTCTGATAAATCAGCAACCGAACACTCCGTAATGGAGATGTGCTTAAAAACGCTGGGGCGGTGATTCCGAATGTCGGAGTCGCCGCTCCTTTTGTCATAAACGTTTTTGAGAATGAGAGATGACGAGAAATGCAGATATGTCTGCGTGGTGATAGGCTGGGTGCTAATTGCCGTGCTTGCGGTGATGTGCCTCGGCTGCAAGTCGGTGCAGTATGTACCCGTTGAGACGGTTCGCACCGATACGTGCTACGTGAACAAGATACGCACTGACTCAGTGAACAAGATACGCACTGACTCAGTGTATGTGCGCGACTCGGTGGTCGTGGAGCGCGGCGGTGACACAATCAAGGTGACCTCTTGGCGGTGGCGCGAGCGGTACGTTACGCAGCACGACACCGTCTATCGGAGCAGAACGGACAGCGCCTATCGGAGCAGGACGAACAGCATTGCCGTGCCTTACCCAGTGGAGCGGAAGCTGTCACGTTGGGAGAAGACGAAGCAGGACATCGGTGGCATAGCCATCGGTGCGTTCATCGCCGTTGTGTCGGCAGTGGTGATTTGGTTGGCGGTAAAGAAGATGAGGAAATGAAAAAGCTCCCGACATAAATAAAATATCACCACAACATCCTATTTAACACACACGTTCCGTGCGGTGTCGGGAGCCAATTATGCCTGAATCGCACGGACGTTTTGTGTCTTGTTAAAGATAAAGATGTTGTGGTTCGGCAAAGTTAAGAAATTAAATAGGGAAAATCAAATGAAAACAATCGAAATCTTTGCCGAGGCAGTGAAATTCGCCTCAGAAGCATCCGACATTCCGAGCGACAGGATATTGTCGGAGAGCCGCGACGCTGACGTTGTAGACGCAAGAATGCTCGTTATTCAGACGCTTTATGACATCGGACTATATCCACGGAGAATAGCCGAGATGTTCGGAATGACGCCATCCAACGTGCGTCATCTGCTGACTGCAGACAATAGGAAAGCAACAAACAAAATCTACGCAAACAACTTGCAAGCACTACGCAAGCACATAGCAAGCATCTTCTTTGACGCCGAGTGATTCCGTGCGATATTTGTGATGCGGTTGATATTGACCGTAATTTAAATTCAAACCATTATGACAGCGGAAGAAATGTTGGCGATGAGAGGAGTCGCCAAGAACGCTTGGGGAGAAGAGGATAGCCGCCCTTGCTACAAGAGAGGGCATAGCGGACAACGAGCCACAGGCATCGCACTCGGTGCGGTAGGTGTGGGTCTTGCCATCCTCGGCATCCCATTGGCATTGGTTGCCGCAAAAGCATTCGCATCCAAGGCGGAGGCAATGGCTAACGGCAACTCGCAGATGATTGGGGAAACCAACAACCTTGTACGCACTGTGGCGGCAGGGTTGCAGATGGAGTCACAGAACAGAGAGAACGCAATCCTTATGGAGCGCAAGGAACGTGTCGACAGCACTCCATCGGTGCAGAGCTACATCGACCTTGCAGTGGGAGCCGGAGCATACAGCGGTAGTTCGGCGAACTCGCAGGCGGCAGCCACAGCGGCAAACGTCTATGCGAACAATCCTGCGATGGAGAACTTCTCATTTGTGAGAACGATTCCTTATTCTCAACCTCAGCCGTGTTGCACACCGTGCTGCAACGGCTAACGGACTGCGGAGGGCGGCGGCACGTCTGCCGTCTTCCGCTATTTCGTATATGTTATGGGACTGTTCAGACGTAATATTGACCTTAAACGTATAGACGAGATGATTCCTACAAGCAAATTTGACTTGAAGATGCAATGCCTTTCCATAGCGAGGGGTGATGTGGACAAGGCTGTCAAACTATATGATTTTGTAGCAGGAGGGCTTGACATCCCAGATGTCACCGCACCGCCGCCGACAACGATGCAACAGGTGAAGAACATCGCCGGAAGCGTGTTCGGTTGGGTGAAGGAGAACAAGGACGGACTGCTTGAGGCATACAACGTGGTAAGGTCGTTGCGCAACGGCAGTGTAGTGGAAACAGCGGCAGAGGCGGTCACCGA